ACTGCTGTCAGAAAGAAAGATAACCTTACCATTTTTATATGAAAGAGTAAACCTTTACTGTGCGGGAGTAAATTCCACCACCAAATGGGGTGGTGGAATTTAAAATTTCATTTTTGGTGTGCAATTCTTTTGAAAAATTGACTTGAAATAGTCCAGAAAGTACGATAGAATATAATTGACTTTGGACTAAGTTCAAATCGGGTGGAATAGCAACTTCTAAACTTTGGTCAGTGTAGGGTTGCTATTCTTATTTTCCAACAGTTTTTCAATTGATAGACCAAACAAATTTTGTAATTGAATGGCTACTTTTAGTGATGGACTTCTATTCTGATTTTCAATGTTTGAATATGCAGATTTTGTAATACCAATTTTATCTGCAACATATTGTTGAGTCCATTTATTTTCCAAACGGATTTGTTTTAGCTGGTTCATAATTATCTCCTTTCCAGTTATGTATTCCGTTTGAATACATCATTATTGTATTCTATTTGAATACTTATGTCAAGAGGTGATTTTATGTTTTTCTTCTTTTTTCCAAGTTTTTCTGAAAGACTAAAGGAGTTGAGAACTTCTAATGGTCTTACTATGGAGCAACTTGGTAAAGAAATTGAATCTACAAGAGGAACTATTGGTAATTTTGAGAATGGAAACAAAAAGCCAAGCCTTGATATGCTGATTAAACTCGCTGATTACTTTGATGTTTCCATCGACTATCTTGTTGGACGCACAGATGATCCAAAATTACATCAAAAAGAGGACTGATATATCTTCAGTCCTCTTTCGCTTTCCCATATAAAACCTATTTTACTTGGTTTATTCAATTGGTTTGTCTAACTCTTTCCCATATACATCTACATAGCCACCATAAGTACTTCCATCTTCGTCATACCAAAAATACCATTCTGTATTTGTTATTCTCTTGATATTTATATCAGATGTTTTTGTGTTATTTATCCATTTTTCTGCTTCTTTAATAGCAACATTCTCATCCGAATATATTCCAAGTACCCTTGCGTTTGCTTCTGGGTGTTCTCCTTTATTATTAATTACTGTATGCACTATTGTATATAACATGTCATCCACTCTCCAATCTATTTAATTCCAGCTTCCTTACACAGTTCTAAAAACTCATCACGGCTAATTTACATTTCTGGTTTCCTACTATTTTTCATAATAGCTACATGGTGCTTCACATTCTCCAGATGACGTACATGCAGGATTTTTACCACACAATCCATTTCCTAGCATATATTTACACCCTTCTTTTCTTGTACCAATATTTCTCGAACCACAATTATTACAATGATATGATTTCTCTTTTTCATCATATCGAATATCCATATTTCCGCAATCTAAACAAATCATAATTTATTTTTATTCTCCATTCTTTTTATTATTCTTCATTGTCATCTGTGTCATTAATCATTTCTATAATATCATCAAGCGAAGTACAATCATCACAAGCTGGCTCATTACAGATTTCTAATATCTTATTATCAACATCAAAGTTAAAATAAATTCCATAATCAACCGCACTTGCATTGATACGGATATTCCAATCCCAAATGTCCTCAATTTCATCATTTACTTTATTTAAACAATATGATAATGCATTAATACTTCTATCAATATCTACAGAATATTTCATATATTTTTTCCTCCAATTTTCCAATGAATCTATTAATTCCTTCCCCATAAGTCATTTAATACTTTCTGATCACTTGGTAGATTCGAATAACTAATTCCAATAGTCTGCAACTTATAATATTCTTCTTTTGTAATGTCGATTCCATAATCTCCTTTAACAGTTTCTCTATAACCGAATTTATCTTGGCATTCAGGTCTGAAGTACCATTTCTTATAAATTGGTTTATCTCCATGTTCCCATTTAAAAAGACAAGTAATTGTTCTTCCAGTAGCAATCTCCGTTGTAACCGATCTTCCAAAATAAGGATTATACTGCATATAAGCTAATTTACCACGTTCAATTGCGTCCTGTTTGTCACGCTCACTCATTTCGAATAACTGCTGTGTACCTCTTCCATAAGAAGTGTCATACACTTTACTACTATTCACACCAACGGTTGAATACAACTTAACTCCATTTTTATCAGTTGTTTCAACTCTCTTTACTCGCTCTCCATTGATGTAATCATTGCAAAGTCTATCCATATAATGAACATTTCCTTTTTCATCAACTCTACGAGATACTTTTTTCATATCATAGTTATCTTTAGCTGCCTTTGCAGCACTTCCTGCATAAATTCCTAAAAATGCCAACAATCCACCGAACATATTCATCAGCCACCTTTCTTATATTATCTTCTCCATTTATCCATTTCGTCTACAGACTTCTTGTTTAAGTTATTATACATATCTCTTCTCTTTTTTGCCTCATCTTTCTCATTAGCTTTCCAAGGAAGATAAATACATAAATATCCTGCAATCAAACATCCAATTAACTGTGCCATAATAACTACCTCCGTTATATTATTCTCGTTACCATATTACTATTATTATATCACTACTATTTCATTATTAATAGTATCAAATATCTCATAGAAATTCTCTTCATAGATACCATCCAGCTTATCAGCTTCCTCATACTCATTAAGGGCATAAGTCGCATCTTCTAATGAATCGAAACTGTCAATGAAATTTCCACCCTGCCTATCTCTAATTTCAAACATACAATCACCTCCATTATATTATTCTCCATTAAAAAAACAGACAACCTTTCGATTGCCTGTTTCAAGTCATATATTTATTTTACAGTACTACAACACATACATTATATAGTACCATTTTCCTTCAATTTCCACACATCCCCAATCAGTGCAAGGTTTATGTGTTCTAACCATCTCCCTCACCATGTCAGAATATCCATCATCTGCACAACAGCTATCCCATTCTTCACAGTATCCCTCAAGACCTTCCTCTAAATCTCTGTATATAGTCGTGCCGGTTTCAAGATACTTCTTTGCTTCTGCTTTGGTACAGTTATCTTCGAGAAGAATGTCCATATCATCAGGAATGACCTCTATTCCATCTTCGACTCTCATTCCGTCTGCTTTGTACTCTAAATACTCTCTAAGATCATCGACATCATTTACTTCTTCCCATTTGTCATGCATTTCTTCGCCAAATATTTCAACATCTGGTTCAAAATAATCTTTCAGTTCATCAAAACTCATTTCCTTAGTATATTCAGCCTTATTGTCTATGTCAAACACTCTATACTTCATAATACATACCTCCAATCATAAATCCATTATATCAATTCCAAATTCTGATTTCAAGACATTCTCAAAATCTGGATCAATCTCACAGTATCTCTTAATAAATTCATTGTTATTGCATGGTGCAAGTTCTCGATGCACCTGTTCTCTTACATCGCCATTCATAAATATTGCAATTGCTGGCATTGCATATTTACTTATTTCCATTTCATCAACCTCCTTTACAAACACTGTGCAAATAGTATACACATTCTTTTAGGATTCGTGTATATTATTTTTTTCTTAGTTATTTTGTTATAAACAGTAATACTTAATTGCTTTGTGAGCAGATTCTGATTTAGCACTATCTGCTTTTCTTTGTTGTCTTTTAATAACATGTAGCTTTCCTCCTAAACCCAAGTACTACTGCATAAGCCGAGTTAAAAATCATATCAGACAACTCAATGTTATGTACTGATTTGAAAACTTCTGTAAAAGCTGTTTTCTCGTCCTTTCCATCTTCAATATTAAAGACTGCTGAAAGAAAAGCATCTTCTCTCTCATATTTGTCTGGGTTTATTCTGTATCTCTTTAATAGCTCATTATATAGCTTACTGTAAAAATTACAATCTTTCATATTTTACCTCACTTTCTCCAAGAAATTTCCGTTTCTTCCTAATCGCTAATCGGTAGCCAATTTACAACCGCTGGCATTTGAATTAAGCTTTCTGTTTTCTGTATATCTTTTTGCATTTCTTTTATGTCTTCTGTAGTTGGTGGAATATTTTTAAAATTATATACCGCACTATATATTCCGTTTTCCGTATAAAATATTACTAAATGTTTCATACTTGTTTTCCTCACTTTCCGCAGTAAATCATCGTTTCATTTGCTACTCAATATCAGATTTCAATGCCTCAATATCTGTTATCGCAGTATCAAGTATAGAAATAATACTGTCCATTTCGCTTCTGTATTCCAATTTGCTTTTATATTTTTCCATTTCTATAAGAAGATCCTCAATCGTCTGTAAGTAATAATTCTTTTCCGCTTCTGTCCTTAATTTTTCCTGACTTTTTTCATAAAATTTCATCAAAATATCATCTGGCATTTGTCTTGCTACATTTTCAAGTTCTTCTTCAAGTAGCTGGTTATTATTTAAAACTTTATCATCTGGTTTGTAACCCAAAAATTCTGTTATCATTTCTACATTTTCACCAAGCATCAACTCAATCATTTTATCTATTAACATAATATTTGCCTCCATCCTTCCTATGTCTTGTTTCTTCTTAATCCCAATCAATAAACTGTTCAATTTCTTCTTTTTCAATGCCAATTCCATCTAAAAGAAGCAATAATGCATTCACGGTATCTTCTTTATCAAACGATTCCATCCAAAACCAATCAATAATGTTGCTTATTATCTTTCTTCCATCATTATCAATTGTGAAATTATCTAAGATGTACTGCCAAAATTTTTCTTTCATGATTTTCACCTACCATTCTTTCAAATCTTCTTTTGCCTTATCAATAAGGCTAACTGGAATTGCACCAACATCAGTAACATATCCTTCATTTGTATTGATATGTTCCTTAATATACTCTTCCAGTTCTCTTTTAAAATCATCATCAGTTACATCTGTCAGATCATCGTTCCATGAAAAACTCGCTACATCACAATAATCATATGGGTAATTATCAGCTCCGTATCCATAACCTGTATCAACACCACCAACATAAAGGTCGAACCACAAATGATTTCCCCAATCAATAATGTCAAAACAAAGATTACCAACTCTTACAGATCCAACATATTCTCCGCTACCTTCTTCCTGTTTGTAACTTCTCTGGTTCCTTTTATATTTCTCAAATTCTGGTTGTAAATTCCATTTAAACCTCATATCTCATCACTCCTTACACATAAGCCAATAAATTATCTTCTGTTCCGTCTGCAATCTCATAATCTAACCACCAATCATGTATTATTTCCTTTATTTCTTCTGGTGGCATTGATTTTCTCAATTCATCAACTTTTGGTTTCCATAATTCCGTTTCAAATTCAACAACAACTGCATTCTGCTCTTCATTCAAATCGCCATATGATCCATTACTTAATAAAGCTCGTACTGCTTTTCGCATTACTTCTTTAATATCCATATCTCATCACTCCATTCCTACATTAATTCATCAACTTCAACTACATTAGGATTATCGCTGAACCACGAATCATCTTCTGCAATTTCCTTTATCTCAATAAAATCTCTTTCAGAATCAAAACAATCGTTGTGTTTTAAATAAGCCATCTTGACCTTTTCTCTTGCATCTTCATATGAATCTGCCTTTACAATTCCAACAGCCAATTCTTCAATTCTGTATGCATATAAGTTTGTAATATCTAGCATAATCATCACCTCTTTATAATTTTATCTTTCCATAATCGGGAATCATCTGAATAAATTCATCTGCATTTATAAACTGTTTATTGATTTCAACCCAATACTGTTCGTTATTTGTATCTGTACAACAAGCTTCTAATTTGAAATCATGCTGTGCATAAATCGTTAAACATAATTCTACTTTCTGAATAGATACACCTTCTGGAACTTCTTCAACAGTTGCATATTCTTCTAAAAAGTCATCAATTTCGCTTTCTTTTAAATCATAATTGTAAAATGCCTGTAATGGCTTGTCTGTGTCATCTAACTCATTAAATGTAATTTTTGTAATATCCAACATATTAAGCACTCCTTTCCGCACTACAGAAGAAATCATCTTCTGTAAAACTATATCCATCATAGTGTTCATAAATAAATTCATCACTAACATATTCATCAATACTTGCAATCATTTCATATGACGGTTCATTGATATTAACTCCCATCACTTCTGCAAAAGTGCCTTCATTTACAAGTTCTGAATAATACGCCTGTTTCAGTTCGTGTAACTGATCTCTATTTAATTCTCTTACTGTCATAATTTGTCACTCCACTTCTGTAAATCCATTTCTCTTCAAATACTCTATGTAATCTTCAATATCTGATTTCTTTTTAACCTCAATATCTTCTGGATGATAATATCCATAAAAAGCATTCGTATATACCTTATATGTTTTATTTTCCATATCAACAATGAGGTTATAATTGATGGCACAATCACCACGTTTCTTCCAATTCTTATCAAGCCAAAATAGATGTAATCTCATATAAATCAACCATCCCTTCTATAATTCAAATTCCACGATTCTTCCAGAACTTAACACTACATATTCGTCTCCGTTTTCTGCAATATGATTTCCAAGCTCTGTATAATCAAGAACTGCTTCAATATGATGATCTAATTCTCCAATTACGTTATCAATATAATTACTTGCCAAATCATAAGCGGAATCGAATATTGCTACAATATATAAATCATCTTCTGTTACATTGTCGTTAAAATTTCCAAGAAGTTCATCAACTTCCTTTTCCCATATATCCTGATCTAATAAGTATTCTCTTAATTCTTCCATGGTTTTATCCTCCAATCTTAAATGAAATTGCTATTTACGGTGTTTCTTCAATATTCTTTTCCAACATAAATACAAGTCCATCCTTATATGTAATTCTGAACTTATATGTTTCTTCAAGCCAATCGTTAAAACCATCATCAAAATATGTTTTTTCTGTTCCTCTTCTTGGCTTAATATTATCTAATAATTCGATAAAACAACCTGCAATCCCAAATACAGACTCTGCAATTACTATTGGATTTTCCATAAATGCAAGTGTTGATGGAACTGCTATGAATCTGCACCTATTGATATTCGGGTTACTACTTTCTGTTCTTTCAACTACAATAGCTGCTTGATTGCAATTACTATTCATAAACATATTATAAAATCTATTTGCATTTTCTTTTCGTTCTTTTTTGGTTGTTCTCTTCATTACTATCACTCCTTTATCATCATGTTTCTAAAGTATGCAAATACCATTATCATCGCTTTATATTTCCGTGGATGTTTCATAATATCCTCAATTTCTTTCTCAAGACCTACTGTATCTATGTCTAATTCGCTTTTTGTGAGAAAGAATCCGTTTAATCCACGAATTTCCTCATTGCTATAAGTTTCCATAATTTCTCTTCTTATCATTTTTGCTGTGTCTATTGCAGCTTGCTCCAATAAATTTCGATCTATCATATCAATCGCTCCAATCTTCCAATAACTCATACCTCTTTGTAATCTTCCAATAATTCATTCAAGTTACCTTTTCTCCACCGATGAAGTTTTCCATCACCAGTGTAATTCCTAACAACTCCAACCTTACGACCAGCAACTTTCTGGTCATGTTCTATGTATTGACGAACAGAATTGTGATAATGTCCGTCATTATGAACTTCAATATATTTCCGCTTGTTTCTCTTGTTCTGATATGTTTTAATCATTCTCACACCTCCACAATTTCAATCTCGAAATCATTAGGATCATATTCACTACCTTCAATATCCCAATCTCTCATGTATTCTTCTTTTGCATTATTAGCTTCTTCTTCAGCTTCACCATAGGAATTAAATAATCCCCATTCAAAGTCTGAGCTGTCTCTTAAAAATCCACCGTCATGCCAAATTATATATTTGAACATATTAATATCCCTCCAATCGCTTCCATTTACCATCAATCTCTTTCCATGCAGTCGGATTTAAGCCATACAAATCCTTTTTGAACAATTCATCGTATCTTTTGTCCATTTGATTTTTAGTATCAAAAAATTCTTCATGGTCTAAATTGCCTTTATCTACACCAGATAATTTATATATTCGTAATTTATACATTTTAATCATTCTCCTTACCTCTAAAATACATATTATATTTGATACCTGCTTCTTTCAGTTTCCATCCAACCCAATCTCCATAACACCAACATTCTTCTTCAACTTTTGGATCATTCCAAAAATCATCAAAGGCTTTTTCCGTTACTTCTTTTGCTTTATCAAAATCTTCATCATTTACCAATAAAACTAAATCCATCCACGAATTCATATCAGAATAAAGATTAATACATCTACGTTCTACTACCATCTTAATCACTCTCCTTTTAATCCCATCCAAATGTTTCTGATATTTCTTGACATATTTCTTCATCTGTTTTCCAAGCCCCACAACAATTACAAATACGAATTGTTTTTTGGACTCTATTTCCATTCTTTTTCCCTTTTATTGTAACTTTAGAGTTTGGTATTTTTATATCTGATGCTTCACAAAAATAACATCTAGTCATTTTTAACACCTCCATTTCTAATCAAACAGTTCTTTGCTTTGGAATTAAAAAAGCAGATAACATTCTCTGCTATCTGCTTAATTATTCTCTCTATTAAATTGTATTCATTAGTTAATTTGTATCTTCCTTATAGAACGGACAATTATCTTCTCCGTTTGTATAATACTTATCAGTTTCATCCTCTGTCATATTGTCATACTGACCACATTCAGAAGTGCCTGTTGAATTATCATACCAAAAATGTTTACAGCTATTACAATCTTTCATTATGCAATCCTCCATCCAATCCCTTCTTCAACCGTTTCTATTTTGCATTTATCAAGTATTTCTTTTACTTTACCATTGATGAACTCAGGTTTTTCATTCCGTACCATTGCATTATATATTCTAACACATTCTCTTATATCAAGCAATGATACTTGAATACCTCTTACCTTTTGTCCATCTAACCACTTTTCAATATATCCTTTGAATTTTTTCATTTGATATCACCTCTATCCAACATATTCTTCTTTAAAGGTTTTTCGGGATCGTATAACATATATATCTACTCCTTTCAAAAGTAAGGTGGCTTATGCCACCTCACCTCTAATTCTCTTTGTAAATTCTGCACTATAATCTATATTTCCATTTACAATATTTACAGGCAATACTAAAATTTTGTATTCATTTCCATTGATAAGCAATGGAGCTTTACTGCCTGTACCAAAACATAAAGGCTTATCAGAATCAACAATATTAAATGCGTCTGTAAGAAACTGGGGATCAAAGCCAATATAAAAATTGTCTTTCATACTATTTTCGCTTGTCTCAAATTCATCAAATGCCTCATATCTGAAAGCTCTGATGTATGAGTACAAATTTCCATTTTCGCTATGTAATACAACTGGTACTTTATATGCACCAGATGTCTTTCTTAATTCTGCATCATATTTCATTGCTTCAAGAAACTGATCTCTATTAGGTACAAATCTATAATCATCAGACATATCAAGCATACTGTCTATTTTGAAATATTCTCCGTCAATTCTACAAATAATATATGTAAAATCATTTCCTTTAACCTTAATATATTTCTTATCCTGATAGATTTCAATTTTCTTTTCAGATTTCTTATCCATTAGCTTTTTAAATACAGGAACACATTTGTTATGAATTTTTACCGTATCAAATGGATTTTCCGTTGTCTCATAAATGATCTGATTTTCAAGAGTTCTCATTCCAATCCTGTAACCATCAAGAGCTTCAATTCTCTTTGACTTTGTATTAAAATTGAATACCTGCATTATCTTTCGGTTGTCATCATCTGCTGTATATGTATTAAGATTAACAAGTGTTTCAAGTAGCCAATTCTCTTTTACAGACATAATTTTCTTTTCGCTTTCATCCATTGACGGAAGGAAAATGTCTATGTCCTGATAACGTGGAATTGTAACAATTTTCTTTCTACACTTGATATTAATTTTGCCTACTTCCATATCCTCTGTAGTTACATCTTCTAATGTAATTTCACCACTCATTTTTGAAATGATTTTAATATCATCCACATCAATTCCAAGAACTCCTGGCTGAGTATCATAAGCATTGTCCGTTCTGACTTCTGCCCAATGCTCCATATCAGTTCCCCAAACTTTGAGGATTCCATTTTCATCTATCTGAAAATATAATCTTGTCAGTGTTGAGAGAGTTGCCTTCTTATTAATTGCAGCTATTCCCTTCTCCATCATTACCTTTAAATCCTTTGCGTTCATTGTAAATTTCATCATAGTTATCTACCAACCTTTCTTTTTTATGCTACATCTTTCTTCCACTGAACTTTAGGGCACCCATATACTTTATGAGCGAAATGTGGAAGTATAGAATATTTTTTCATTATCTGATCATGCACATATCTTTCACTTCTCTTGTCATCCCAATTTTCTTCCCAGTTTTCAAGGTACTCAATTCCCTTGTCTGTAAGTTTCTTAATCTCATAGTAATTAGTTCCGTCATGGTGGGAACATTGTATATAGAAGTGTCCATTTTCATCATACAAATGAACATAATCACAATCAGTCGTTGCTTCTCTATACATATCCATAAAGTCTGTGAAAATTGTTCCAGCTTCAAAAGTTCCATTCCATCTTCCGTTTGTACCACGTAAAATCCATGTGCTTCCATCATCAAAAAACTCTTCAAGCCTTTCCTTTTCATATTCCCAATTGGTTGAATTTTCATCATTTATTACATTCCAGATTGAGTCTTCACTTGGTTCTTCTTCATACTCTGCAAGTGTTTCCTTCGCAAATTCTGAATACTGATCCCATAAATCATAATTATCATATATTGTTCGTGTTTGTGGTTCTCTCATTTCGCTCACCTTTCCAATAAAATAAGACAGACACAATTTGTTTGCGTCTGCCTTAATCTATTCTCTGTATTACTGTATTACTGTTCGTTATCTTCAAAATCAATATCATCAATTCCAAAATTATCAGAATATGGAATATATTCTGCATTAGTGGCAACAGGAATTTCATCAATGTGTTCCTGTGCATATTTACAAGCAATTTCCAACTGTTCTTCCTCTGTTTTACCTTCTAATAATTCCATAGGAATATCAATTCCTGTATCTCCCACATACGTGTAAGCCATACCAATGTGTAATCTTTTTGTTTTCTTTGTATCTACCATAATTATCACCTTTTACCTTTCTAAATTTTCACTGTAAATTACAATTTACTTTGCTTTTTTAATTCCATGCATCCTCTCCACAATTTAACTTCACGTCTGTAAGCACATAACTCCATGAAGTTCCAAGATGTGTTATGCCCCATAAAAACATGTCAAGTTCCTCATTGTAGTATAGTGGATCATCTGTATATTCTTTAATAATATCAGCTCCGTTATCATCTACAATAAACCACTGAAATACCTCTGACGGATAATCCATCTGATACTGCAATTCCTCAATTCTGTCATTTATCTCGTCAATTTCTCTTTCAAATGCCTTGTAATCATCTGAATCCTCATCGACATTTTCCATTTTTTCTTCGATTTCCTTAATCTGATTTTCAAGTTCCTCAATTTCGTCAGAATTATCAATATCTCCGTTTACCTGCTCCCATTCTCCGATGCAATTTGCATTTGTGATATCCATAATGCTATTATTTATAACTGCATCAAATCCCTTTGCAAGTGTTGCGTAATCAAGATAACCCTGTTCCTTTGCATAATCACTTGCTTCATTACCACAAAACCATGCGCCTGCTAATTTTCTTCTACTCATATTATTTCTCCTCCTTTTTCTTAAATGCTTCGTACATTTTACGCATTCTCTCACTTACAATTTTTTTATATACATCCCAGTTGATATAGTCATCACCAGAATCGCATTTAAGTTCTTTTAAATACTCATTTACTTGCCCATAATAAACAAGCAAACATCCACCCTGTACTACTTCATTACATGCGTCTTTTAAGTTTCTGTTTCCGTATATATTCGCATCAATAGTTCCAATAAGTGCTTTTGTATCATTATCAAAACTTTCTAAAATATGTTCTGTTAATGAAAGCTCCCTATATGCTTTATCCCTTTGCTTATACGGTTCAGGCATACCAGCGGTCATATATGCAATCCGTGAAACTGAAACTCTAAACCTGCCTGCAATTTCATTTTTTGAAAACTCTCTTGTCTTATATAAATCAAGAATTTCCTGTATCTGATCCTCTGTTAAATATTTCTTTCTTGCCATATTCATTTCCTCTCTTTTTTGTAATAAAATAGGCAGCTAGGTATTTATTCTCCTAACTGCCTTTAATTAGTTACTAGATAATGAATTGCACAGTTTCCGTACTGGACAATTCTCACATACACTATTATCATTAAGTGTATCTTCTACACAATTTAAGCATACAACGTCTACTGCATCCAATATTGCATTTTCTTTTTCTTTATCCATTCTGTATTACTCCTTATCTTGAAATTTTAGATTCTTCAGTCATAATCATGATAGTCACAATCTACACAAAATACACAACTAATACCTACTCCAAATTAACTCAATGCAGCAAATTTATCAGACACGACTTTGAATCCATTTGCCTTTAAAACTTCCACTGCTTTTTCCGTATCTTTTTTAACTTTACGATTATGTTTAAGAATTAAGTTTTCCATTTTATCGTAATCTTTTGAATCATAATATGTATGCTTAAATCTAAATCTAAGTTTCGCTATTTCTATAGCCTTTTCTAATCCTTTATTTGTCCATATCTGCTCAAAGTGATAATTTGCTGGATTTTTCACTAAGAATACATAGCATTTATCTGCTACAGGTAACAGTTTTTCTCTTACCAATTTATCAAAAGCATCATCATATGTTGCAATTTTATTTAATTCTTTATGCGAGTTTATATCTTCTATATCGACATTCTCTGATAAAATAATATATTCTATTCTGTTTACCCAATGAATCCCTTTATGATAATAATATGTTCCATTACCATCACATTCTGTAAAAATACACCATCCATTTTTGTTAATCAGTTTTATCTGATCACTATTCAAATCAGAAATTTCTGTATATTTCACCATCTTTGTTCCTCCAATTCCTTAATAAATCTTAGTTTCATTCGGCTAATACGCTAATACAGATGTATAATAATCTAACTCAGCTTCATCTAATCCATGTTCTTCAGCAGATTCAACGTCTTTCAGTATATTAAAAATCATATCTATTGTCATATCTAATGTATATGATTCCCAATATTCTTCTTTTGTTAAATCATCATCTTCTGAACCGAGAAAATAAAATGCGTTATCACCAATTCTGCAACAAATGCCAATACATCCTGCATATTCTTCTTCGATTGAAACAGTTCCAGATTCAAAACCATTTCTAATCATTTCTCTTGTAATCATGTCTTATCCTCCAATCTTTTAAATAAATGCGAATTTCAAATACTCATTGTTCCATCCAAATAATCATTTACACCTTCAAAATAATCTTCGTTTGACTGTTCCTGATGAGCAAATCCCTGTTCGCACTGTTCCTCATAAGCTGCCTTTTGTGTCTCTTCATAAATAATTTCATCAATTCTGTTCATTTCTCTTGTCTCCAATTCTAATGAGATACACATATTTAGTGCCAACTTTCGCAAGTAGAATTTCTATCAACTAATCCTTCTACTTCTGTACAATATCCTTCATAAGTTGTACAAGGATTGTACGCACTGCATCCGTCACAACGCTTGCACTTTCGCTTTGAACTGCTTACAATATGATACATATTCGGTTCTACATATTTCTCTTTAATGTCTTCCCATTGTTTTTGAGTTACTTTTAAATAAGCATTTACAATCATTTTCTCTTACCTCCATTTTAAAGAAACACACAAATTTCTTTATTCTGTATCGCATAATGTATATCCCATTCCTGCTAACACATCTGGTGCATTATTATAATTGATTTCCTCAAAATCTTCTTCCATCCATGATAAAGTTCCCTTACAATCACATTCAGGACAAGTGTCTTCTCCGTGATTTATCAGCATTGCTCTTCCACAGTTATTACATGCTACAAAATCACAACATTCGCTTTTGTTTTCATTTGTAACTCTGTCTAATACAATATTTTCATCCATTTTTAATCACCATTCATCTTTCTTAAAATCCATAAGAAGCTCGCATTTTTATTTATCTTATCTAAACACATCAATACAAGATAATGGTACACTTAATTCACTTGCTAATTTTTTTCGTGCATTAAATTCGTTTTCAGCTTCTACTTCATAGCTTTTCATTGTTACTGTACAAAATAATTTCCATTTCATCATAATTACCTTCCTTTCTAAAGAAACACGCATTTCACGGTTACATATTCTTCCATTTTTCAACCATTTCTTCGTGACCTTCATTTGCCTGAGATTCGGTTGTATAAATACCACAATCCAAATCCATCCAACTTGATACATTTCCATTTTCATCACTTGCAAAAACCATTGTTTCCCATCCGTGATCCAATGTATAACAAGTATCAATCCATACATAACCTCGTGTTCTTGTTTTTACTGTTATAGATTTTTTCATATTTTTCTACCTTTACCTTTCCATTTCACACTAAATCTCATACGCATTTTTAAATGCGCTTACATAATTTTCCATTGTCAAATCAACAATTCCTCTTGCCAATTTACCAAGTTCGCCAGTTGTGATATACTGTGACATAGCATAACATTCAGGTTTATAATTTACCTTGAGTACTTTGACTGTATTATCATCCCAGTCAATATCTATGTCCGAATAACCACTGCCTACTGTAACATAAGCTCTGTCTCGTGGAATTTTTACAAGCTCTACAGACTCTATACAATAGTTTCCTTTTAGCTGTTTTGTCAGCTCTTTTGCAAAAACTTTAGTTGCTCTTATCTGCATATAATCACCTTTACCTTTCCGAAGAATCCATTTACTACCAGCTAATCTCACAAGTTTCTTTATCAAAGAAATAAGCGTGATCACTTAATACTTCTTCAGGTTCAACTTGTGTTTCATTTACCTCACGAACCATATTTGAATACATTTCCATATCTGGGTTATTGTCGATGTGAATAATACATTCGTGAATACTTGATGGAAGAATTACAAGGTTACTATTATATTCCCTTGCAATATTGCTTAACAATTCTTTATCACAAATTGCAACTGCTCCATTTACCTTTTCCTTATTTGTAACAATAATCATTCTCACTTCATCCGTGTCAAGAAATTCGTCACAATCTATCATATTGGCAAGCATCTTTGCCATATCTTCAACAAGAATATTTTCTTTTGCATTTAACAATGCTCTTGCAAAAATCTCATCTTCGCTTACTTCTTTAAACATCCCTGGCTTTACCTTGTATGTAGCATTTTCTGCGACTTTTACCCTGACATACATTTCCATATCAAGATAATCCCTCTTTAAAATATTTTCATTCGTCTTTCTCTGTAAACACAGTTGCAAGTTATTCTTTGCATAATCCCACTTTACGATCTTATCCGTATTTATATCCATTTTTGGAATGTTTTCATAAATATTAATAATTTCACTTACACACTCATCTACTGTAAGATTTAAGTTAGGATAAATAGTAGGTCTTATTGTGCCTTCTCCAATAATCACACCGACTTTTTCAACTCCATTTTTTACCACTGTTGTACTTTCTGCCTTGTATCCTTTATTGTTTAACTCCATAATAATTTCGTTCATCATAATTTTTTACCTGCCTTTCTTCTAATGAAATATTTACTTGTTAAAAACCTCATCCATGAACATTGTGTCTAAATAATGAGCAAGAATGTTAAACTCATTTGAGTTCTGTAATTTCTCAAATGACTCTGCTACACACTCTTTTTCATTTTGGATATCTTCTGTATCGTCTGAAAAATCTCTATTAAATTCAAGCAGTTTTTCAGCCATTTGCATTGGTGTGTGTTCATACTCTTTCCCCATATTTGTTTATTCCTCCTCTATACTGTTTGCCCCATCAGAGAATCCATCGTCATAACCCTTGTTATACATTGGATTCTCAAACTTTGTATTCGCTATTGGTGAATCTTCTTCAATGCCAAAGAAAGATTTCTCTTCCTCTGACATCTCACAGATTTCATCAAAATACTCTAACGCACTTCCCCTATCATCAGAGATAAGTCCGTCCTTGAAAAGCGTTGCTAACTCCTCTAATCTACAACGTGGAATAAAATCTGCATTTACCTTTTCCATAAAGCAATCATAAGCTGATTGAAGATATAACATCTTCTTAAGATTATTCTGGAAATAAGTAAAATACGTTCCATGCGCCCACTGCTGACCTTCTGGCTGCGTTGGATCATAACCACTTACAACTGCATACTGCGTATCACTTTCGCTTTGCAGTAATGCATAGTCTCCATTCCGTAAAATCTCTGTCCACTTCATTCTTTTTACCTCCTACTGCTAATTTTTGATAATAACTCTCTGCCACCCTTTAGCGAATGCCTTTTACATTCACCAAGCCATAGCATTCTATTTAACGACTCTGGAAGACTTATTACATCTCCCTTTTCATTCTCATATATGTAATGAGAACCTGATTTCCGTTTGATATGGTATCCGTTCATCTCCATTACTGGATTGACGACACGGATATCACTATGCCATCTTTTGCTCATTTGTTTTCTCTCCTTTTATTTATTTGACCGTATAGCCGTTATCTCAGCTATTATGCATTATTTATGCATATACCATAACTATGCACCTCCTTTGCATATAGTTATTCTCTTAAATTGCCTTCTTTCTTGTTGCTTTTTTCTTTGTTGCTGTAAATGGACTTTCCATTTCGTAACGTACAATTTCTGACAGATAATCAAAAATCTGTGCCTGTGTTTTATCCATGATATTTTCAACAAAGTATTCAGTTCCCTTACAATGCTCAAGTAAAGCAGCTTCCATTTCGTCTGTTCTTCCTTCACAATATGCATACAGTCTTTTTAATGCACGAATGATTTTCGCTGTATATGCCTTACCATTGTAAGAATCTGCGTATCCATTCCAACCAAGTTTTCCAAGCAATTTCAGCATAGAATCAAGAAGATTTACGTTTGTCTGCACTAGATGAATACCGTCTGAAATTGATGTAAGAGTTCCAACGGTATTTGTTGTATCTTCATCTCCCTTTACTGCTACATTATTTTTATGGCAAATTTCCTGCAATTTCATATAATCTTCCTTGTGTCCTGCAATAGCCGCCTTATAAATATCCATTGGTTGCATTTTGCTTCTGTCCTGTGACTGACTAATAAATAACTCAATCGCTTCTACCATTGAACACTCCATGATTTCAACCACAACGGCATCCATCTTTGCCTTAAATGCTCCGTAAATTCGGTGCTGACCATCAATTACCCATAATTTACCTTCATGGAATAACACTTTCGGTACATCCCATTTATATTTGTTATACGAGTTGCCAATTGCATAAGCCCTTGCAAGACTTAATCTTCTCTGCCATTCAGGAATATGAATGTACATAGGATCAACTACAAGCTGAAGTTTATCTCCAACCATACTATTTCTCTTTGCATCCTTAATCATTCTGGAAATATAATCTGTTTCCATTTTTCCTGTAAAACCATCTACGTTCCGTGACTCCTGCATTTCCTTTTCTACCTCTTTTGCTGATAAATAAACTCTTTTACACATAATAGTGTCCTCCTTAAAATTAATTTTTGTATAAAAATAACGGCTTGCCTTTTGACAAACCGTTTAGTGACTAAATTATAGGCTCATTCAAGCCTAACTCTTTTCGGATTTCGCTCGTCCAATAACGGACATCCTCAAGCTCTTCTCCGTTCTCTATGTCAGCATCCAGATTAGTGAGCAAATAGTTGATTGTATCATTTGCTTTTCCCTTCTCCTTACTTGACTGGAATTCACACAAGTAATTGTATGCATTCTCTGCAATTTCAATTGGCGCAAAACCGCCCTTCCACCGCATATTAGCATAATCAGCTATGCGGTAAAAATCAGCATAATCTAACATATTAATCAACCTCTCTTCTGCCTGTAATAGTCAAAGTAAAATTCTGCCTTGCTACTACAGTTATTTTTGTATAACCTTTTCTTTTTAATGAACGGATTGCCTTCCGCTCGTTGTATATTGGAACATTGAATAGTGTGTAACTCATGCTGCATCCTCCTTTAATAAGATATATTCAAGATAATCATTTTCTGTTGCGAATAACTGATATCTACTTTCGCTTTTCAGCCATCCCATATAGCCGTTGGGTACGGTGTATCCTTTAATCATTGTTTGTCTCCTATAACAATGCGGATAAGATTTCCGCAAAGCTTTTATGTGGTTTAGTTTTGTTCCTCTGTTTGCGTTTTAACGCAAGCTCCTCTGCATAGCGCATATTATCATATGCAATTTCAGCTTCAGGTCTTGTGTCTATAATTTCCATTCCGTTGTACGCTCTGTATACTATTGCCTTTTGCATTTTACAGTTCCTCCTCTCTTGCTGTACGCAAAATCCGTGTTATTTCGCTTTCTGTTGTTGCATTTTTAATTTTGTTAATTGTTGTTTCGCTATAGCAAAGCTGTTTAGCAATGCGAACTGCGTTATATTTTATTGCTCCCATTTTGTTATTCTCCCTTCTATTTCTCTATTACCCACGAATCACCATTACGGTCTGTGAGTGTCAATGTAGTTTCGGTTGCCTCATAATCTGTAACTGAGGCAAGGTTTAATATATTATTCTCCGTTTGAGCCGTGATATCTGGTATGCCTTGCTCTGCTAAGTAATTTGTGTAGATTGGGTTATCCCAATCATCATTAATGCAACGGACATCTTTCATCTCAAGATTGAGATTTCCGTTACTGTCTACATAATAGGCTGCAACGTCATCGACTGGGATTGATGGCTGATGAACTGTTTTGCCTATTAAAAAAGCACTCATTACGAGTGCTGTTGTTGTGATGATGTATGCTATTTTGCGTTTCATTTTGTGTTTATCTCCTAATTTTGGGCATAAAAATAGCACCCTTTGCGTTTTTACGTTTGGGTGCTTTCGGGTTGCGGTTGCCTATTTTAATAATAATTCAGGCAAAACATTATTAGCCATGTATGGTTTATATTCTGTTTCTGGAATATTGTTTGCCTTGAACAGTTCTAATATTCGTTGTTTCGCTTCTATATGTGTGACCTTCCACGGATCACTATTTGCAAGTTCTCTTTTAACTTGCCCTAAAATTTCTGTTATATCCATAGTTTACATCCTCTCTTTTTACATTTTACATTGTTTTTAGTTTGGCTTGAAGTTCGGCTATTTGAGCCTGGACTTCCTGCTTTGCCTGTTGCTTCTCTATATAATTACTATCTGGGATGAATTCCATTATCTCATCAGGCATACATTGAAAATAATCGCAAATACGACAAATAATTTCTAATGTTACAGATTCATTATTAATTAATTTTTGCATAGTACCACCACCAATATTGGCAGCTATTTTAAATTCTTTTTGTGTTAAATTATTTTTTTTTAGCTTATTAAAAAGCCTAGTATATTCAATACGCATTTTCTTATATGCCTCCATCAGTTATTCACCTCCTATAATAGCATATAATTTCGCTTTTGTAAAAGGGCAAAGTTGTCCCTTGCCCTTGGCAGACTACTCTTTTACATTGAAATTTTGCAAAGTATACTTTTCCAATGTGCAACACATATAACAGAAAATAGCATTCTGATACAATTCGTCATCTTTTGCAATGCATTTCCAATTTGCACGAGTATCATCTGCATTTGTCTTTAGTCCTCCACCATATTCCTGCCATATAGTATAACGTGAGCCTACGTTCATTTCAGACAGCATTTTATCCATCTGACGCAAAGACTCTATTCTACGGTTTACAGACCATTCATTGATTTTTAGCATGGTAATCCTCCTATTTTGCCTTTATAATTTTACCATACTATCGAACCTCCATTCTAGTGCTAATATGCACTATGAAAAGGCAGACTTTTAGTGCATTCTGCCTTTCGGTACTGCATATTAATCTCTAATATTTGACGCAACAACTGAAGCATTCCCCTTGCCATACCAGTGCGCAGTTTCCGTTACTTCATTCCAACGCAAAGGATTATTGATCTGATATGTGTTAATTCGTGAACCTGTTCCCTTTTTATGCAAAGCATAGCTTTTCATCATATTTTGACAATCATCAAATGACAGATTTTCTCTTTGAATTTTAGGAATATAGCCCAACTTTTCGCAGACAGATTTTACCCATTTATAACATGGATGGTCTACATTTACTAGGCACAAAGTCCAACGTATTCCATTGAAAATATTTATAGGTAACTTTCCGTTAGTGAGCCTGTAGTCATTGCATACCCAAAATATGCGTTTACCTTGATTGTCCGTAAAACGTCCATAGATTGAGCCTGGATAGATTGCAAAATTATCTGGAAATTGTGTAACAGTTCCCTTGCATAATCGAATGTAAAATTTTGGTTCGTGTGTTTGATTTTTGATATGATTGTACCTCCTGCTTAATAATTTGCAATCCTGTTTCTTGCGCTTTGAATTTGCATATTTATGGATAAAGTGCCTTTTGTGAGCCATTCAATCCACAATGACTTGATTTCTTCACAATCAATTTCAGTTGTATTGTATAGTCTGAAAATAAAATTCAGAATATTTTCATCAGTTTCTGCATATGTATTTTTACCTCTAAAGTCACGGTATATTTCGTGACAAATTCCATACATATCTAATGTATTCATAATGTTTTCCTCCTAATTTCAGACAGACTTTGAGCATGGATTTTTCATTTTAAAAGTTAAAGGATGAGCAGGGAATCGAACCCTGCACACCTACTACTTGCGCAGTATCATCCTATTTTGTTTCAGTTTTCTCTTCTGTAGTTTCCGGCTTAATAACCTCATGTTTTGACGCATTATCTAATACTACTGCACAAAGAGTTGTAAAAGCTGCAATCTGTACTTTTTTATTGCCTGACTTGTCTGTATAGTTAAAGTCGGAGAATTTTACAATTTCTACCCCATCCTTCTTAGACTTAGACTGCTCACGTTTAGCAGAACCGCCAAAAGTTGCAAGGAAGTTGCGGAGATCTTTATCTGTAAAATCGGATTTTTTGGTCTTAATGCCGTAGAAGTGATCGCCTTCAGAACCGATTAACTTGTTGAATACAGGACGTAAAGCGTCCTTTAAGTCCTTCATAGAACCCTTATTATAGTAAGCCTGTACCGCCTTGGAAATATTAATACCACCTTTTTCAGTGTCGAAAATATCATCATCAAGCTGTACATTTTTATAGATAGCATGAGCCATTAAAGTAATATGTACACGGTCAGTTGGACAAAGTGCGGTCACGTTGTCAATCGGTAAAAGTGTAGCAATTTCTTCTTTTAAAGCAATAATTTCTTCACGGTCTTTGATGAATTGATCTGCATCGTTGCCTAAAACCTGATTAATAATATTAGCGTCACAAGTCATAACGTCAATATCAGCGTGTGCATCCTCTAATGCTTTTTTGCCATCCTTGAATGATTTTTTATCCTGCATCCGTGATAATTCTTTGTTACGAACTAAAGTTCTCACATGTCCTGCAAAGTCAAAATTTGTGTCCTTTAAAGAGTTAGTTTTTGAGTAGAATTTTTCAGATTTTAACATAATGTCTCCTTCTCTCATTTAACGCATGAGTGCAATATATTTTTATTTTTGGTAAAAGTCGCAATCGGATTTGAACCGATTCTTAAATGTGCTTAATTCACAACCGCTTAAAAAAGCGTAGACTGAGCCTGCTCAATGCGACTGTATAATTCAACATTTTTCATGTTTACTTGGTGGCTTATTATTGTAATGTGCGGATGTGCTTATTGTAATAATTTACAATTACACTGTATAGCTTGCGTGTCTTGCTATACTTATGTCGTATTGCCATATTTTTAACGCTTGACATATAAAGCGGTACTGTATTATTTAATCTTATTAGGTTGATACAACCTTTTTAAATGTGGTATAATAAACCTGCTATGTAATTTAATGTTTTACCACAAACAAGTGATACACTTGTAAAGATTATTTAATACGTTTATAAGTTGCTATGTGGGTTTCAACAACTATCTAAAAAAGATAATAACGTTTATTTCCCACGTGTCTAAATGGTAAATAGTTCGTGCCCCCGAACCTGCTACATACTAACTTAAGTACTAGTTTTTTGTTACTATATGAGTTTATCAGGGTTTACACCTACAATTCTATTAGTACCATTCTACCATTCTACAGTGGTACTAAGACAGTTGAGTTCGCTGTCGTGACTTTATCTCACATAGTTTTCTGACATACATTTTATACTTGCCATGTCTGACTTAGATACCTGCTATCTAATGCCTTGCATGAATGGTTATATGAACCTTTTTGTTAATCCTATGCAAGTAGGATTCTTGTTATCATGTAACAAGTGTTGAAATATTGACTTATCAATTACTACTAAATGAAATAGTAATTAGGTTTCCGACACCCCTAACGTATGGACTTATAAAAGGGGTTTTGCCCCTTGCCCTTTCGGACAAGTCAATAATAATACAAATTTTGGGATTTTGCAATACATTTTTTAGGATTTTTATTATTTTGTTAAAATTGTATAATTTTAGTATAGTTTTGGTGTGGGTTATTGTGAATTATTCACAATTTGTTGATAACTATGTGGATAAGTTTTATTTGATTGTTGATAACTTATAAAAATGTGGATAACTAACGATAACGAAACTATATCAGATAATAATATCAATACCATCTAACATAGTTTTCATTACTATATATAATGGTTTTATAGTTCTGAAAAACAGTGGTTAATATATATCTATTAACCATTCTTTTTGCCTAACCGGGGGTAGTTAAAACTAACTAATAAGGTTGGAAATGCAGCAAGCCCTATAGCTGATTCATCTACACACCAACTCAAAAATCCATTCTTTCCAATCCTCAAAATCCCCAGCAAAATCAAGCAAAATCCCAATTTTCCCATCCCAACCCCTTTATCGCACCCCATATCGTCAAAACCCACTAAAATCAAGCATTTTCCCAGCTTCACAACCCCAAAATTAAACCCTTATCCATCAAAAATCCATCCACAAATCCAAAATCTTCCTTATTTATAAGCACTTTTACCGATAACGTTTTTTCACCTCAAAATCGTCCAAATTATTTCTCATCACACTCCCATATAGGGGGTACTCAAAAACTACACACAAAATCACTCCAATAAGAGAATAACTATATAACCAATACAAAAAATAATTATTCAACTTAAAGGAGAACTCAAATGAATACATATCTAATACCAACGACAGCAGCTTATTGCTATGAACCTTATGATCATATCTATCTCGTATATGCCAACACTCCACTAGAAGCATATAGAAAAGCACAAACAGAATTACAAGGTGAATACATACCACAAAAATTACAAAAATATGAATCATACCCATTTGAATTATATAAACCAGATGACACTGCTACTTTCCCATTTTCAGAATCTCAAAAATATGATATACTTACAGAGGCGTTTAAAAATACAAAAGGAGCTGAGCATATGGGACATTTTAATGTAAACTGGAATGAATATACTGAACTTTTATCTAAAAAAGCAGATAAAGAAATTTGGTCAAATCCGACTTATCCTAATAATGGTATATTAACTAATTATCTAGTTCATACCTATAAACGTCTTAGAACAGAAAGACAAATTATAAGAAAAGATAATTATGCTTTATTTAATACAGGACTCTTTACCAAATATTATGAATCAATATATGCATATTCTGACCAGGAGTATAATGTATCATTTCTTACTGGACATGAATTAAATCAACATGGAATATCTGAACGTCCACAAAAAGCCAACTATTTTGAAGATCCTTCTCTTCTATTGTTTGATTGGCATTACCCAATAGATATACATTTCAAGCATATTTTAGAAGATGAAAAGAATAAAGAAAGATTACCAAAAGGATTTTTAGAAAAAGAAAATAAAATGTGTATCTTAACAGGTGCAGTTGAATTAATGAAACGTAGAGTCTCAGCAAACTATAAATTAGCAATTCCACAATGTTATGAAGATAAAATTCAATTATTACTTCCATTATGTTTAGATACAGATGAAGGTAAACCAGATCTTGCATTGGCGGTTACAAAATTAGATAATTGTTATCAAGGATATACATGCTTAACACTTGATATGGCATATAATAATGCTCGTCTCATAGCTAAACCAGAATCTAGTTGGCTATATTCTAAATAAAAATTAATTATTTAAGGCAGATTGATTACTCAGTCTGTCTTATTTTTTATGCCAAAATATACACCCACGCTCTCTAACGCTCATATTAGCCCAAATAAGCTATTCTAATTCTTAGTCAATAATCTCTCCACGTACTTTCTTTTACACGTCTTAAAAAACAAAATACAAGGTCATATTTTTTAACTTCAAATCTCCAATTATACAATATATCCAAATATATTATCAATATTGCAACATGTTTTATGTAAAATGTATAGCATTCATTCTCATAATACCCTCTATAAGCTAAAAATCTACTGTCCTGACAGCGTGTAGAAAGTTCTAACCTACTACCCTTACACTTTATTGGTTAAACAATATATTTTTCAAATCTACTATTCCAATAAGGAAAAAATAGCAATGTATGTAATATGTGTGTATATGCGTATATGCGCCAGCATAGATATAGTCCCTTGATAGGGAAGATCTTTTCGCAGCGTAAGCAAGAGAAGAATATCTCTAGGGTAGACAACTGATAACAAGTCAATACCAAAAGAGAGAATAATATATCAAGGAGGATTCAAATATGATACAAGAAAATGAAATACCAAAATATCTCAAGTCAACAGAAAGTAATATCTCAAAGAGTAATCGCAAATCAAAACACAAACATCATTATGAAGAATGTCTGATTCAATACAGATCTACATTTATAGGAAAAACTCATCTTAATACAGGTTTATATACTTACTGTACTATTTGTGGAAAAATAAATGAGCGATTCAAGGAAAATAAATCTATTGTAAAAGATTATATCAGAGAAGTTAATTCACCAATAGGTAAATGTTACTCTCATATTCCTGACGAGGAATTATATGAAAAGTACCATGATAAATTACCAATATTCTTTGTAGAGGATATTTTTAAAGAAAAGTATGTTGATTTGGAGCAGAATAATAATTAAAAAAGAGAATAAAATTATAGGTATATCATATATGTACCCAAATGAAACCATCAATCCAAAACACCATGTACCTAAATTAACCAATAACAATCAATCAAAAAATTATGGAGTTTGTATGTAGCGTTAGCGAAATACAAACGGAATATTCTTCTCTTGATAATATGAGTCTATATAGATATAGACTGCACAAAATTGATAGCTGGGATGTACCCAAATGAAGTAAATTTTCACTTTTAGGTACATGCTGTATGTACCTAAATGAATTTTTAACAATTTCATGCAAGTGCAACTTTTAATGTTTTTGTGAATTCAAATGGAGAATATACTATTGAATCACTTATTACACTCTCATCTCACAAATTGTAATTGTAAATTATGTTTTTAGAAGAAAGGAAAGAAAAATGCAACAATTTAATATTGATGAATTAAAACCACATCCAAGGAATAACGAATTCTTTGATGACATTAGTGGAGAAAAATGGGAAGAACTTTTGGAATCTATACGAAAACGTATCAAGGATAATAAACGTGGAAATATAGAACCTATCATTATCACACAAGATAAAGTAATCGTATCAGGACATCAACGTGTAAGAGCTTTTAAAGAGTTGAAAATACCTACCATAGAAGCAGAAATTCGTATTTATAAATCAGAAGATGACATATTACTTGATTTACTTGAATCTAACATTCGTAGGCGTGGCGAAATCGGTGGATCTGCTAAAAAAGTAGGTAAACGAATCAAAGAGTTAGAAAGATTGTATGGAATTGAAAAAGGGAATAATCAATATGGATACGAAAAAAATTCGCATCCAAAAATAACACAAGAACAATTAGCTTCTCAAATGGATATGGATGTTAGGACTCTTCAGAATTATAAGATGCTTGCTGATATGATACCAGAATTAGATGAATTGGTCACCACAGGAATTGTAACTAAAACTACTGCCCTTGCTATAATGCGTAATTTATCTGAAGATGAACAGGCTGAACTCATCTCTTCTATGGACACTACTAAGAAAATAACAAAGAATGAAGTTCAAAAATATATCAATGAGATAAAACAGCTTAAAGAAAATCCACCCATACCATCCGATTATGAGTCTACGAAACGTGAACTACAAGATTATAAAAAAGATTATAAAAATCTTATGACTCAGTTTGATGAAAAGGTTTCAGAATTACAATCTTTAAGGAAGCAAATAGAGAATATGAAAATAACAGAACCAACTGAGCAATATAACAAAAAGCTTAAAGATTCAACAATATTCTTCTGTTCTAAAGTGGCAGACTTTATTGAAAAGACAGGTGGTTATGTTTGGCTTACAAACCATTTGAATGAATTGCCAGATTACGAGAAAAAATCTTATATAAGTGCTGTAAATGCAGTTTATTCATGGGCAGATACTTTATTAAAGAATATTAACAATTAAATTTAGGAGGACTAATAATGAACGAAATGGCAAATTACAATGGAAACAATGAGAATTTTGATATGCAGCAGTTAATGAATATTACTGGGCAGACAGCTATGAATGTAAATAATATGAGTAAACAGCTAGGGGTTGTTGCAACAGCAGTTAATTCATTAACAGATGATGTTAATACAATGAAGGAAGATATTATTCAGCTAAAAGAAAATGAGGAAATTACTACAACTCAGCAGGAAATGATTATTGAACTAGCTAGAAAACGAGTGATAATTATCATTGGTGATGATCCGTTAGAAATCAAAAAGTACTTCAAAATTTTTATTCAGAGGTTATACAAAGATACAAGACAGAATGCTGGATTAGGTTCAAAAATAGCAAGAACCAAGAAATGTGATTATCAGAGATGTGTTGATTACATAGAAGCATGGCTTCCAAGTTGTGGGTGTGCTGAATTAAGAGCAAAAGCAGACGCAAACGCAAAGGCTCGTTTAGAAGCAAGAAAATTAGGTTATGCATCCTGATAAGTAGTGAGGTGAAACGTCTTGCCAAACTATGTAAAAATTCCACGAGAAATCATTTATGATAAAGAACTCTCATCTAAGCGTGTGATAATCTTCTCATATCTTTGTGCAAGGCGGTCACTTGATGACACAGTGGCATTTTCTACAACAGAACTTTGCTACTGGTCTAAATTGAAACCTAACTACAGAGATGGAAAGATAAATCAGAAATATTATGAAGTTCTATTACTTCTCTCTCATTATGGATACTTTGAATTGTGTCCAGATTTTGAGAAATGTCTAAAAGAAAAGACCAATTCGGTCAAATACCAACAAGTAAAACTTAATATAGAAAAATTCGATGTACCTGACAAGTTTGGAATCATTTACTTTGATGAGTTAGATGCAATATTAAATTTCAAAGAAGAATTGAAGGATAAAGAGATTGATACTGCAAGAATATCATCAGCTTATATCTTACTTGTACTCTCTTATATTCGTGTTAATTTGAATCGAATGGACGGTAAACCACTATGTTGTTATAGATATTTTAAGACTATTTCAGAAGATATTGAACTTTCTGAAAGATATATCAGTCGCATAGTTAATATTTTAGAAGCACTTAAAATTGTGAAATGTCAGCCTATGAAGAGAGAGATATATATTAAGGATGGCAAAGAAAAATATGCTACTACTCCAAAGGTGTTTGCTGATTACAGACATTTTATTCATGATGAACATGGACAAAGGATTGATAAAGAATATAGTCCTGATAAAGAAATAAAAAAACAGATAGAGCTTTTGGAGAATAATAAAATATAGGAACTATAAACGCAGCACTCAAAGGAGCTGATTACAATGAACAAATTATTTTTAAACGGTAAAGGAGAATTATTAAATGAACAGAACTGTAACTATCGAGTCAAAGAACCATAAATATGCAAATACATATGGGGGAAATATTTGTATATCAGATTTTTGCACTGATTATGAAGGCAGTAGAAATATTGCAGAACGTATTGAATCTGCATGGCGATTTGATAGGTCATGTGTAAGAAACAGAGTTGTATTAGATGATTATAAGGAGAGACAAAAATAATGGCAGATATAAATATTAGCATATCAATTGAGGAGCAGGAAATTTGTATTAATGCAATGCGTGATGAGAAATTTGCAACAATATATGCTTCCGATTCTACATATATTACTAAGTTGGACAAGTTATGTAAGGAAAGCCCTAACATGTACTCTCTCATTGAGAATACAGGCAGAGGTAAGAAATATTTATTAAAAGATAAAACTCTTATCAGCTTTCGGGCAAAGAAAACAACAAGGGTTATGACTGAAGAGCAGAGAAAGGCTTCTGCTGAAAGACTTCGTAAGGCTCGTGAGAATAAAAGTGTCTGAGATACCCTTTCTAGTCAGAAATTTACTATTCTGACAGTACACAGAAAATTCTACCCTTATTCATGGAGAAATACTCGTCTAAGAATTACATTTTTCAAATTACAATAAACAACAATAAATAGAAAGAAGGATTACATTATGCTGAGAAATTATTATCAAGGAACAATGATAACTGTCGAGTTACCAAAGAATCAATATAAAGGTTATGTGGTTGATTGCATATACAGATATGTTAAGGATATGAACAAGTATGCACTGAGCATGTGGCTTCGTAATACTGAAGTTGACGACAGAATGCAGATTTGCTCACAGGAAATTAATACTCAATATATTACAAGCACAAGAGAGACAATAAAGAAGGATGTGTGTGCAATCGTTGAACAAGCTGCCAATAGTTCATACTTTGACAAGTCGATTGAGACTTATGAGTATACACAGAAATGTTTTGAGCGTGGCAATGCTGAATTTGAGAATGAGGAGAACAGATCATGAGCTGTCCATACTGTAGAGGAATAGGTGAGCATGATTACAGATGTCCTCTTTGGCAGCCAAGTAAAAAGGCAAGAGTTAAGTGCGGTTATTGTGATGAGTATATCCTTGAGGGTGACGATTACGTTGAGATTAATGGATGGACTTATCACAAAGACTGCTTAACTGTTAATAGGTTACTTGATTTAATGGGAGTTATTACAAAGGAGATGTCGTATGAATTGGATTAAAAGAAAGATAAAATGGATTATTTATAAACTCGATGGACTTGTACCTAAGATACATGACTTGCCTAACGTTGTGTATATTAAGTGGATGGAGAAGGAATTCATTATTAAGAAGTAAATAGAAATTTTATTTGGAGAATATATAAGTGTAGATAAAAAAGGAGGATTCAAAGTGTATTGTTTTCAAAAGAAAGATGGAACAGTAAAGAAATATTACAAAGAAGCCATCGACTACATTCTGACTGCAACAGTTCAAAAACATGAAATAATGGTTGGAAGATCTGATGAAGTTGGAAAAATATATGAATGCTATACAACTAAAAGGAAAAGATTTTTAGAACCCAAACGAAACACAATTCAATCTAAAATCATTGACATATGTGCTGAATTTGATTGTTATACAAATCCGTGGTATAGCGGTTATCAAGAAATTTCAATTGAATTGCATGGAGATAATGTGGAAATTATGCTAAATGAACTTAGAAAATATTAATAATAAACAAAAGGAGGATTTATGGCTGGTATTAGCGTACCTCAATATGAGATTTTTAAAATTGGAACAAATAAACTAAAGTATTCTAATTGGGATTTACAGATTACCAAAGAAGAGGCTTTTAAATATCAGGAACTCATATCACTGTTTGAAGCTCAAGAGTTCCGCATAATGGCAAATAAGATTTTAGAAAAACCTATTTGGAGTATTGATTTTTCAAAGATATTTATGCAGGTAGTTGTTGATAAAAAATCTGATTTTGCAAGAGTGACTGGCAAAAAAGGTGTTACCATAAATGGTGTTAATTATAAACGCTTTGTCGGAACTACTGGTGGATTAAAAAACAATACTCTTCTCTTCTGCAATTCACAATACATTGACAAATTAAATGAATTATGTGAATGCAAGAGAAATCCAGATACTAAATTAGTTCCTGCAAAATACGAAGCTTACAAAGCATTAACATGTTCTGCATCACAACCGATTTGTGATCCACATGGAATTTTGGTCGTAAAAGATTGTATTACACAATATTTTGCAGATGTTATATCACTCGATGATGATGGCGATTCAAAAGAACCGACAAGAGAAATTATTAAAGATAAAGCTCTTGAAAACAATGTATCTGACGGTTTTAATCTTTGTACTATACAATATATGCAGCGAGTAGCTGAATCTTTAGGTCTTGATTATATTCCTGGCGGTGTGTGCTTGAGAAATGCATGGCTCAAAGGAATGCTCTATCCGTTTCCTATTTATGAATTTATTGAAAAATACAATAATGGTAATTATATGATTGAAGATATTTGGGGAAATATGCAAGATATTCGTCAATGTGAAATGATTGTCACAGAGTCTTCTCTTAAATTATGGGGAGCGTATGATAATATTGAGCAATATGTGAATGCATATAAGGAATGTGGATACGGATTTTCTGTAACAAAAATTTCACCACATGTTCTTGAAGAACAGAGAGAATTGAATTACCAATATCTTCAGTCTTATGAATTTACAGACGAAGATGTTGAGGAATTGTGCGCACCAACAATCAACTATTTAAAAGATGCTATGTGTGGCGACTACTCTTCTACCGTTAAATTTCTTGGTATTAACGAAAAAACTGATGTAAATTCATGGCAACGTGCTTTATATACAAGCGAATATATGTTGGGAGATCCATATATAATCGACTCTGTACATAGATATATCAAGAAAAAAATGAATGATGCGAAAATTGGTAAATTATTTGTAAAAGGTAACTATCAGATTGCAAGTGGCGATCCATTTGCTCTTATGCAATCTCTTTGTGGATTGGAAGTTACAGGTTTATTAAAAGCAAATGAATGTTATTCAAAATTTTGGATTGATAAAAATGAAGATGAAATTGTACTCTTTAGAAGCCCAATGACAAGTCATAATAATATTCGAATGTGTAATATCAATAATTCGGATGAATGTCGGTATTGGTATCAATATATGAATACTATCATGATTATAAACGGTTGGGATTCATTTTGTATGGCTGAGAATGGGGAAGACTGGGACTCGGATCTGAACTTTTCTACTAATAATCCTGTTATGAAAAGACGCTATAGATACCTACCTGCTATTGAATGTGTCCAACGAAATGCAGAAAAAATTGTTGTCACTGAAGCTGCTGTTAAAAAGACAAATAAAGCAGGTATGGGAAATCAAGTTGGAACAATCACTAATTATGTCACATCTATGATGGAAGTTCAATCTCATTTCGAGAAAGATTCACCTGAATATAAAGAATTAGAATATAGAATAGAATGTGGTCAGCTCTATCAACAAAATGAGTTGGACAAAATTAAGGGCATCATTGCAAAACCAATGGAAAGCAGTTGGTACAATTTAGGTGCTTGCGGAGAGAATAAATATTTGCAATCGCTTTGCGCATACAGAAAGCCCTACTTTATGATTTATGTTTACGATGAAACAAAAAGACAGTACAAGCAATACATTAAAGAAAGTAATGCTAAATGCTATGCTATCTATAAATGTTCTATCGAGGATTTACATAATAAAGATACCCTTACAAAAGCACAAGAAGATTTTCTTTTTTGGTATGAGAGAAAAATGCCAGTTGGTACAGGGAATTGTTCTATGAATCAGATTTGTAAATATGTTGAAAGTCAGTTAGATGGTTATAAATCTCAATTACATAAGGATTCTTCATTTGATTATAATACATTGAAGGTTAAAAGACGTTGTACTGAAGAACACAGACAAGCTCTGCGAGAACTTGAACAATATTATTGTGAATGCATTAAAGAATATAAAAAGAAACAGGGAAAAGAAAAAGGAATACAGCTAAATAGAACTGATATCTTTGATAAACAGGATGAATTCGACAAATATTATCAACGTGCAAGTATGGTTGAAATGTTCAAGAAGAAAGCTGAAGAAATATGTCCAAATGATGATGAGCGTATGAACATCATTCTTGATATGACTTATGGATATAAAGGTAATAGACAGTTTTGTTGGGATTGTATTGGAGAACTAATTATTAAACGTTTAAAAGAAATGGAGGAAGAAGTTGTATATACTGAATGAAAAAGAATATATTAGAGAGATATTAGCGTCTGGTAATAAACCAGACAATATCTCGAATGGATATCTGATAACATTGATTGCTAAGTATTATTTTGATAGAGATAAAGATCCAAATATTCTAATTGATACAGTCAAAGCAAAGATGCTTGAATTCAATATTGAAGGATATCAAGAATATAGATATGCTAACAAAATCAAAAAAACATGTATTGATTTATATGATTCAGAATCAAAAAATCTCTTTAGGGAACTTGAGTATGTTCCTATCTATGAAAAAGAATTAAAAGTCGTGGAATCTCTTCCAAATGATCGCCAAAAGAAATTTATGTTTACATTATTTGCTATTGCAAGATATATGAATAGTGAAGGATGGATAAATAAAAAAGACTCAAAAGGTCTTTCAGAAGTATTTAAACTTGCCAATGTTACTCTCTCATCCGATAAAAGAAATGAATTATTGCATGAGTTATATAGTAATGGTTATATTCATTTCGGAAAAAAGGTGAATAATCTTAATATTAAAATAGATTTAGGAGATACAGATGATGATATTGCCTATAAGGTAACTCAATTTGAGAATATTGGTAATCAGTACATAGGGAATTTTAAAAAGGGATATAAACAGTGTGCAAATGGATGTGGAAGAAAAATTAAAGTCACTGGTACAAACAATCGTTATTGTAAGTATTGCGCACGAGAAAAAGAATTGGAAAAATATAAGAAATACAATGAGAAACGTTAATTTAACCACTTTTTATATTCCTCAAAACTCCTTGATTCATAAGGCTTTTTGGCACATTTTCACAAAAAATTCGATTTTCTTAAATGTAGATATAGTGAAATATTTACAAAAATATGATACAAAAACGATTGTCATGGAAGAAACAAACCGACAATCTTTGTATGTCTGCTCTGCTGCTCTTTTGAGTGGCATTGCAGATTTAAAATGAAATCAGCTTTTTTCTTGGCTGATAAAACAGAGAATATAATAGTGTAACAAGTAAACACATTATTTGAATAAAAGGAGAAATGAACATGAATTTAAAGGAATCTTATCGTTACGCAAATTTTCTTGAGAATTTGTTAAGCTCAGCAGAAACTTATCTTTGTAGAGATGACTTCGTAACTACAACAAAAGAAGATCATCTTCGCTCAAAGGCAAACAAAGATGCAGAGGATGAGCTTGGTGTAGTTGTTGCAAAACAGATAGATGTTGACTTTACGCCTAATCAGGTTATTGATTTTATTGTTAAAGTTATTGACGAGAAAGAGAAACTTTTCACAGCTATTGCAGAAGCAAAAGCTACAACAGAAATTAATATTGACAATGCTATTAGTCTGAATAAGAGAAAGCAGCGTACTATTTCTGTATTTCAGACACTTGCTAATCGCAAGCCAAAGGAAATTCAGACAACAGGTAGAGATTATAAGTTCGATGTTAATGGCGAGCAGAAGCCATATAGTTACACCATTAATAGAACCACAAGTATAGATTATGACAGAACTTCTGTTAAGAATCTTATCAAGAAATACCGTAATGAGTGTGATGAGATTTCGGCAACACTTGACGAGATTGACATTAATACACAGGTATTTCATGATTGTCTCTTTGATATAAATGATTCATTTGAGGATTTAGTAGTGGGTTAATCCCACTACTCCTTCTCTCATAAAGTTTTGGAAATAGGGCTAAGATTGATATTATGATTGTCAATCGGTTCAGTTGCAGATGAACTATAACGCTGCAAGGTCTAATATTAGCCATACAATATTAATGCAAGTATAACAAATAGGAAGAGAAAGTGTATATTATATATTCAAATGTATTTGATTACATATTCAAAAACATGCAAAAATATAATAGGGGTAACTGAGTTAGGCAAAGTGTTGAGACTTGGTTTCTATAGAATATTACTTACTGACTCGCCACATGTTCATAATTGTTATGCGTCAATTTGTTATTTCAATCTATTGATATTTTGACAATTTGATATATTTCATTATTTTGATAACCGTTTCGTTAATTTTGAGCAAATTCTTAAAGAATAAGAAGATTATTGATTTTAATATTAAAAGATAATGATTGAGATACCTTTTTGGTATCTGATATTTAAATTGATTGAAATTATAAATAGATTTTAGTCCTATTTCAAGAGCTTTATACTCAGATGTCACTCTTCTTTCGTAAAATCGGTAGCTGTACTGAAAACAATGGTATTCAGTACGGTTGCTGATTTTTTTTATTTTGAGTGTGTAGCTCAGTTTGGCAGAGCACGTGACTTTTAATCACGGTGTCGATGGGTTCAAATCCCTCCACGCTCACTACTATCCTACTTTGTAGGAAATAAATTAAAGGATGTGAAAATTATTTTATTAATTAACAAAACAGAAGCTTTTGCAATGAGGGAGCTTATTGGAAAAGAGAATGTGAAAAAGACTTATAGTGGTCATGCAAAATACTATCTGGTTGAAGATGACCAGAATTTAAAAGCTTTGAGTGATTATAGAAAAAGTAAAATCGTTGGATAGAGACGAAATCTAAAACGAAAGGTGGTCGGAAACCATCGGTACAATAAAATTTTATGATACTAATGCTATTTTAAAATTACAGGACAGAATATTTGAGGAAGATTTTGTTATAAGTTCTGTAACATTACAAGAGTTAGAGCATATCAAAGTATCTCGAAACAAAGATGATCAGGTAAAGTATGAGACACGAAAAGCTTTACATCTACTTGATGATAATTCGGATAAATATGATGTTGTTGTATATGACAACGCAATTGAAAACTACATACTTGGGAAAAACATGGAAATAACACCTGATACTAAAATAGTTGGTAGCTGTGCATTTATAAATGCAATGAAGGATGTTATTTTTATTACAGATGATGTTGCTTGTAAAATGATTGCAAGGAAAATATTTAATCTTACTGTAAAAGGTGTAAATGATGAGCCAGTGGATGATTATAGTGGATTTGTTGAGAAAACGCTATCCGAATCAGAAATGGCTTATTTTTATGAGCATTTACAGGAAAACATCTATGGATTACTTGAAAATGAGTATCTTATCTTAAAAGATTCTAATAATCATGTCGTTGATACTCTCGTTTGGCGAGAAGGAATGTATCAAAACATTAAATTTCCTAATATTAAATCAGATTATTTTGGTGCAGTTAAACCTCTTAATGGAGATATTTATCAGCAGATGGCTTTGAATAGTTTCTCTAATAATCAGATTACTATGATTAAAGGTTCTGCTGGTACAGGAAAATCATATCTTGCAGTTGGATATATGATGTGGTTACTTGAAAAACACAAGATTGATAAAATTGTGATTTTTGCTAACCCAACTCCTACTATGAATTCGGCTAAGATTGGATTTTTACCGGGAACACAGCTAGATAAGCTTGTTGATTCAAGTATTGGTAATATGCTTGCAGGAAAACTTGGAGACAAGTTTATGATTGAACAGCTTGTGTCAAGAAATAAACTTTCTATATTACCGATGTGTGATATTCGAGGATTTGATACAAGTGGTTTAAATTGTGCAGTTTATATTACAGAAGCACAGAATCTGGATATATCCCTCATGAAACTTGCATTACAGAGAATTGGTGAAGATTCAATCTGCATTGTAGATGGTGATTACAATGCACAGGTCGATCTCAATCAATATGCAGGTAATAATAATGGTATGAGAAGAATGTCTGAGGTATTCAGAGGACATGATTTCTATGGAGAAATTGAATTACAGAACATATATAGAAGTAAAATAAGTCGTATTGCACAAGAAATGTAAGAAAGGATTAATATGTAGTGATTAAAAAATTCGATAAAGAATATTCGACTCAATATACTCCTGAGATGAAGTATTTACAGTCTAAAGGAATTAACTATTCTTTTGTAAAAGACATACAAGGAGTAACAACATATAAATACACAAAGACACCAGAGCTATTTTCGGCTTTGGTGTCTTTTTATATGGAGAATAAATAAACGGAAGGATAAATAATAGGTGATAAAATGAACGAAAATAACTATTGTGTTTATATGCACGTAAACAAAGCCAATGGGAAAAAGTATATCGGAATAACTAAAAATAAGCCTGAAGAAAGATGGCAAAATGGACATGGCTACAAAAGACAAGCGTTTTATAATGCTATTCAAAAATACGGCTGGGATAATTTTGAGCATCTTATATTATACGAGAATATTTCTAAAGACGAAGCTTGTAAAAAGGAAATCGAATTAATTTCTGAATATAATTCAACCGACAAAAGATATGGATACAATATTAGTCATGGTGGTGAAGATGGACATAATGAATTATGGGAAAATGAAGAATATTATAATAAACAAGCGAAAGAACGTAAAGAACGTTGGGAGAATAAAGAATTCAGAGAACATCATTCAGAAGCCATGAAAATAGCAATGAATAGAGATTCATATAAAGAAAAACAATCCGAAGGAACAAAAAACAGATGGAAAAATGGGCTTTTTGATGAAGTTCATTGTAAGTCAGTTATATGTCTTGAAACTGGTGTTGTGTATAAATCAATTACAGAAGCCAGTAATATAACAAATATTTGTAGAGGCGATATTGGTAAATGTTGTTTGAAACAAATGAAAACTGCTAATGGTTATCACTGGCAATACTATGATGAAAAATTAAAAAATAAAGAAAATAGAATAAATCTTATTAACAAAATAGGTAATGGTAGAGGAATAAAAATCTTGTGTATCGAAACAAATATGTTATATGATTCTATAAAAGAAGCGTCAATTGATATAGGAATTGATAATTCTTCAATTGGTAAGGTTATTAAAGGAAAGCAAATGACTGCTGGTGGTTTTCATTGGAAAATAATATAGCGGTACAAAAATCTCATTATAGAGAAATATTACAAAATTGGAGGCTAAATGCCTATGAATAAAGATTATTTACAGTTAGAGTTTGATAATTTAGGAAGTGAAGCAAATTACAAACTTGCAGATCCGACTCTTGTTGATTATTATAAGCGATTAAATAATCGTGAAATTCTTATTAATCAGGATATTGATGACGGAATTGTAGAATGGACTCAAGAAATAGTTGAATGGAATAGAGAAGACAAGGATATAGCGATTGCCGAAAGAAAGCCAATTAAGATTTGGATTAATTCAAATGGTGGTTCTCTTAATGCAATAAACGAGCTTATTAATATCTGTAATCTTTCTAAGACACCAGTTTATGCTATTGGAATGGGAAAATGTTACTCCGCAGGAGGGCTTTTGCTTATGGGTATCCCAAGGGGTAACAGATATATTTTGTCATCTACTGAAGCACTTATTCATGATGGCTCTACAGGTAGTTACGGAGACACTGGCAAGGTACTTGATGATTTAGAGAGAACTAAGAAAATTGAGGAAGATACAAAACAGTTTATTTTAAGTCATACAAAAATTACTGATAGTGAATATGATAAAAATTATCGTAAAAATTGGTGGTTAGATGCTAACGAAATTATTGAAAAAGGCGTAGCCGACCACATTATTACAAATATTGAGGAATTATTTTAAGGAGGGCGCACTGCTCTCCTATTTTATTGGAGAAAAAGGAGATTGAAAAATGGCAGCTAGTAAATTAAAGTTCACAAGAACAACTACAGACAAATTAACAGTAAAGGCAGGTACACTCTCAGAGGATTGTACTACTATTACATACACAGATGAGAATGATATGGAGCAGGAAGTAAAAGTAGCTGATCTGCTTACTTCATTTAAGAATCAGGTAATTGATTTTACTGTTGCATTAAAAACAGATGAGGAGCTAGATGTTCCGTCTGATAAAGAGTAAGGGGTTGGTGACTGATTGTTTAATGTTGAAAAATTCAAAGAAGAACTTTCAAAATATGGACTAACTCTTGAAACATATGACAAGATTATCACAGATATTGATTCAAAAATTGATGGTGAAAATGACTATGATTGGTCAGAAATCAAGGATAAATATGGAATTAACTGCAATTCAGATACCATTCGTAAGTCCTCTTCTACTCCTTTTGGTGGCAAGATGAGAAGTGAATATGAAAAGTATAAAATTGGGTTAAATAAAACAGAGAATATTTCTGATAGTGAATTAGATGTGAAGATTCAGGAACTTCGTAAGGAACGTATCAAGTTACAGACAAGCAATGTTGAAAGATCGAGAATTGACAGAGCTGAAGCACGTCAGGAAATGTATTATGAATATGTTGGTAATGTAGTTCAATCACTCACACCGCCAGAATTTCATCCAATCGAGGACAATATTCATCACGAAATTAATTATCTAGTAGGGTTGGCGGATGTCCATTATGGGGCGGCTTATTGCAGTGTCAATAACGAATATTCACCAGAGGAAGCAAAAAGACGATTTGAATATTTAACTTACAGATTGATCCATTTTGTACAAGATAAGCATATTACAACATTGACAATTGTTTCGTTAGGAGATTTAATCCAAGGCGTTTTGAGACTTAGTGACTTGAAAATTAATGACAGTTCAATTGTAAAGGCTACAGTGGAAATCTGTCGATTGATTGCGAGTATGCTTAATAAATTGTCTACATATACAAAAATTGCATATTATCATACTCCATCTGCTAATCATACTCAACTTAGAGTATTGAATGCCAAAGCATCAGAACTTGCAGATGAAGACTTAGAATATCTTATGGGTAATTATATAAAAGACTTATGTGTAAATAATGAAAGAGTTACTGTTCATTTAGCAAAGGAAGGAAATGATTTTATAGAAGTCTATATTCCTGGTAACGAAATTATTGCTATGCATGGTCATCAGTTAAAAAATATTGAAAATGCTATTAAAGACATAAGTATTTTACATAAAAAGTTCTATGATACGGTGCTTTTAGGACATTATCATTCTGGTAAAGAAATTCCATCTCATGAAGGAATTTTAGGCGATGCAGAGGTTCTTATTAGTCCATCTTTTGTTGGTTCTGATCCATATAGTGATAAGCTATGCAAAGGAAGTAAGGCTTGTGTTAAGGTATATGGTTTTGACAAATTATTTGGACATACTGAGACATATAAAATAATTTTGAATTAAGTAATCTGAAAGAGAAATCAATCAGATAGAGGCTACAGGTTCATAGCCAGTCAACTATCTTTGATACTTGACGAACAATTATATATTGATGAATTACTAATTTCAAGACAAAGTAGACCAAGTACGAGTGACTTGGTTTTATATTATGCATAAGTAACTATGAAAATTGGGCTAATTTTCTACTTTTAATTAGTCCGATTGTATAGAAATTGTGATGTTGCTGTCACAATTGTATGTATCGGAGGGAGTGTACTCAAATGAGACACTACCCTCTTTTGTATTAAAAAAATAAATAATTGAGAAAAAAGGAGAAAATTAAAATGACAAAGAACGAGGTATTAAAGGCAGTAGCAAATAAAGTTGAGGGAGCTTCACAGAAGGATATCGCAGTTATTCTTGATGCTTTTGCTGATGTAATCACAGAGACATTAACAGCAAACCACGCAGAATCAGTTCCTGTTGGAAAGCTTGGAAAGTTTAAGGTTAAGACAGTTCCAGAGCGTAGAGGAAAAATTATGATGGGTGATCGCAAAGGTGAGGAGTATGTAACTCCACAGCATGATGAGATTTGCTTTAAGATGTCAAAGTCTGCAAAACAACTCTAATTCTAAGGTGGTGAAAATATATTGAAAACATTTGGTTTTACAGATACAAATGATTTTGCTGAATTTTTAGCAGATACTTTTGACAAGTTGGATGTTTGTACAAGAGATTATGATGATGATTGTTCAGAAATTGTAGTTGTGGCTAAGTATGATGTGATGAAAGATGTTCTTAATTCTGTTATTAAGAATACGAATTTTAAACTTGCTTCTTGTAACGATTTGAATGATCCTTATTTGGATGGTTATGATGATGCATTTATTCTTAGTATTGATTCTGAAATGAATGTATGTGTTCGGGCTGCCAAGTATGAGGGAAGTGATACTTATATCAATATGGATGAGACAGACATTGTATTTATTCATGGAGATGTGAGTTCAGCTTTTGTTAAGGATAATAAAGATTCTGGATGCATTATTCATGAATTCAACATTGGTGAGGACGCTGAAGATGTAGACGATGATTGTGATGGTAATTGTAAGAATTGCAGTTGCAGTGACGTAAGTGATGATTCTCATAAAAATATTACATTTGATAAAGATGAAAACGGAAATATTCACGGATTTACTTCTGTTAAAAGTGATGTTAATGGATATGAAAAGCGTGAATTTTATTCTAGTAAGCCGATTGATTTAAGTGATTTTGACGAATATAATTCGGTTGGAAGATTATTTGATTTGCTTGATTTTATTTTTTAAATATTTAGAGTGTGTGGTGTATGCTACACACTCTTTTTGTATGGGTGGATATGCCTAGAGGCGAGGGCAAGAGACTGTAAATCTCCCACATGAGAAACACCGTAGGTTCGACTCCTACTCCACCCACTAATTCAATGTTTTTATATACGGATTGGGAGATGTTAAATCGGCAACGAACTTTATATGGAAACAGAGAATAAATATATGTGCTCATGATTGGTGTCATAGCTGATTGTGGGATTTATGGAATGGGACTGTCAGAAGTCATGAGCTGACAGAGTAGAGTCACCTACCTCTCTCCCATTCTATTTTTATGTATTGGAGTAGGTGAGAAAGTAGGAAAAATTATGATAAAGGATAATCATGGGTATAATCAATATACCAAAGAAGAAATTATTGGATTGGCACAAAATTGGTTTAATGAACATGGTAGACTTGTGCAACGAGATTTAAAACACTCTAATGGTCTTCCATCTTCTTGTCAAGTGACGAAACATTTTGGAACGTTACAGAATCTGTTAAAAGAAGCTGGTATTCAATCAACTACTAATCCAAATTTATTCAATAGAGAGCAATTATCGGATGAAGAAATGTTGGAAAATTATAAGAAGTTTGTTGAAGAACATTTGAAAACACATATGTTTTTACCGACAAATGATGATTTAGATATGTGTCAATCAATTCAGTGTACATCAGTATATATTAGTAGATTTGGTTCATTTAATAATGTGAATAAACTTATTGGATATGAAGGATATAATAATAAAGTCTTAGAAGAAGATATGATTTTCAAATATAAAAGAGCTTGCAAAGAATATGGAACTGTATTATCTAGCAGAGAGATAACAAAAATATTCAAAGCTACAAATAATTATATTTATTCAACAGAAGCATATCTTAATCATTTTGGTACATTACATAATTTACAAGAATTATGTGGTTTTGATAAAACACTACCAGGTAGAGGTGCAACAAGAGAAGAACTTATTGAAAAATTACAGTGGTTAGGCGACGTTTTAGGTCGTAGACCAGTTGAGTCTGATTTAAAACTATACAAGAGAATGCCATCAGATAAAGCATATTTTAAAGAATTTGGAAGTTTTAGAAAAGCACTCAATGAAGCAGGATATAAAAAGCAAAAAATATATGAAACAAAAAACGGCACAAAATGCCGTTCTACATATGAGCTAAAATTAGCTCAAGTCTTAGAATCTTATAATATATCATTTGAAAACGAAGTTTTTTATAAAGATGTAATTCCCAATTTTAAGCGAAAATATAGATTTGATTTTGTCGTAGAGCTAAACAATCGTAAATATTATATTGAATTATTTGGCATTGAAGGTAATGAATTGTATGAAAAGCGAAAGAAAGAAAAAATACAAATTTGCGAAGAAAACAATATTCCATTAATTCAATTATATCAAAGTGATATATATTCAAAAACTAATCAAGAAATTTATGAAATATTATTTAATTATATAGAAGATTTGAAAGAAGTGGCATAACTACTATTGTTATTCCATTTCTTTTTTGTTTGAAAGGAAGTGAGATTATTGAATGGTAAAATAGCAGATAAATTAGATCCAGTTACAGATGAGGAATGGGCAGAGGTTAATGAGTTTAATAGAAATATGGTCGAAGATTACCTCAGTAATCAGACTCATCTTTCACCACATAGTTTACATGCTTATAGGTCTGCATTAAAGATCTTCTTCGTATGGGTTAAAAATAATCTGAATAACAAAAACTGTATAGAAATTAGGAAGAAAGAATTCCTTCGCTATATGAATTTTCTTGCTAATCGTGGACTATCTGAAGCTGCGATTAAATTTAAAAAGTCTTCTGTCAGTGCATTGAATAAATTCATCGAGAATTTTTACGATGAGGACTATCCTATGTTCCGTAATTATGTAACTGCGGAGATGCAAGTACCAAAAACAGGTAAGGTTTTCGCAAAAGAACCATTGACTCCTGATGAAATGGATCATTTATGTTCGGTATTAGCTGAACGTGAAGAATGGCAAAAATTAGCATATGTAAAGTTTACATATTCTACAGGATGCAGACATGCAGAAAGTTTACAGCTACTTAAAGAAGTTGTTAATTATGAACCTAAGAGGAAAATTGTAACAATTGTCGATGAGGATGGTAAAGAGCAAAAAGTAGAATCTGTATCTTATAAAACACATGAAATTCGTTGCAAGGGACGTAGTGCCGTTGGTAAGGTTAGAAAATTGCAGTTTGGACAAGATGTAATGGACGCATTAAAGAAATGGCTTGAAGTGCGTGGCGATGATGATTGTCCTTATATGTTTGTCGTAAAAACTAAAGATGGTTCAAAGGTGCGACAGATTGGATATAGTGCATTCAATGATTGGTGTATAAATGAATTTTCTGAAATTGTTGGTAGGAGAACGACTCCACATAATTTCCGAAGAAGTCGTGCGACCAATCTGGTATGTTATGACCATCGTGCATTGGAGACAGCACAGAAACTTCTGGGACACGAATCTTCCGAAACTACTCAGATGTATGTAATTCGTGAAGATACTGAAGATGCCGATGAAGCTTTCGTTTAGCACTTCGTTTAATTCAGAGAATAATAAAATATATAAAGATTAGGTTGCACCTTTATAGGCATATTGGATGGTGGCATTCAATAGCGTAAAACCTATGTCAACGTAAACCGACATTAATTTCCTAATCATCTTGGCATTTCTATTCATGTAGATTGTAAGTCCTGCTACTGCATTTTGGTAGAGCTGACTTTATAGCAACTCTAGTGCGCACGAAACCTTAATGCGGTATATCTATCGTGCTTCTCTGCGTTAATGAGAACCCTTATTTGTAAGAAATATCAGTTCGAATCTGGTACTGTCCGTAAAGGGTGGTTCGTATAATAGGAATATTACGCTTGCTAAATTATGAGAAAAATCATATTGGTTTTGCCAAAAAGACATGCTTATGCGTATTGAAATTGGATTTTTGACAGATAAGAGACATGAAACCTTATCGAGAGGTCTTTACTCCGAAGACTGAAAATATGTGGAGAACACTTAGGGAAATATCGCAGTTATAGTTGCAGTGGATGCACTGTATAAAATCACAGACATGTGATGGAGTGGGCGATTAGGCTTATTATGTTTCTGCAATGGTGATGAGGAGTAATCCATAAAAAACAGAAAAGTCCTTTCTTCTTTCGGGACTAAAAATATAGCGAGAATAGTTCAGCATGAATGGAATGCGAGTGCACAATGCATTCTATTCTAAATAACTGCATGTGTACAGTGCAATATCAGCTAGTTAGTGCTTTATGCTGATTTTAATGACTCGTAGCTCAATGGTAGAGCACTCGACTGTTAATCGAGGCGTTGTGGGTTCAAGCCCCACCGAGTCAGCTATGGCTCTATAGTATAAAGGTGATTATACCCGACTGTCTATCGGAAGATTTGGGTTCGATTCCCAATAGAGTCGTTTATGGGACGTTGGACAAATGGTGAAGTTACAGCCCTTTCACGGCTGCGATGCGAGTTCGATCCTCGCACGTCCTACTATGCGGTAAGCCTGATGCCAAAACCTATTTTTTGGATGCATACGAAATTTAGGTGTGTAAGCTCAACACTTGCTACCGCCCTATCAAATTATCCGTAGGCAACAACTACGCAGACTATTCTGATAAAGTCGTAATGAAAATAGTTTCATTTAGCTTAGAGAAAGATAATTTTTTTAAGAAAGAGTCATTTCATATGTTGAAATGGCTCTTTTGTTATATACACCTTTAGCTTAATTGGTAGAGCAACGATCTCCAAAATCGTCAGGTCTATGTTCAAATCGTAGAAGGTGTGCTAAGTGAAGTGAATTGCACATTCATTGGAAATTAATATTGAAAATTATGAGAAGTCATTTTGTATGAAGTGGCTTCTTTTTTTATGTTGGAATAAAAGGAGGTGGTCGTTAATTGGCTACGACAAAAGAGACACAGCCCACAAAATTAACGGCTGCACAATTAAAGAAGAAAGTTGAAATACAGGAAGAGAAAATCAAGTCTCTAAAAGAAGGTGCTTGGTGCTATATGTGTGATACACATAAATCAAGGGATAAATTTTATGTAAGTACAGATCCAATGAATAAAAGTGGTCTTACTCCAATTTGTAAAGACTGTGCAAAGAAGATAGCTCTTAAAATTGGGAAGGACAAGATTGAACATGAGCCTGATAAGAACTCTGTAATTGAAACAATGAGGTATCTCAATAAGCCTTTTTTGTCAAAATTATGGGATGCTAGTATTCAGGAATCGGAAAATTTAGCTTCAGGAAAAGTTCGTTCTAATGGTTATTATTCATATGTAAAGAATGTGGCTATGGGGCAATATAACACTCTAACATTTAAAGACTCAGATGTTTTTGGTAATAATACATCTGAAAATGAAACTCCTAAAGAACCAACTACTGAGGAAGAACTTATTGAATCTCACGCAGGATTAGATACATATGACAGTTTTTTGAAAAATAAAAATGATGTCATTCGATTGCTTAGTTATGATCCTTTTGAAAAGGAGGATGTTGCCGACCAACCATTTTTATATTCTCAATTGTTAGGAATTCTTGATTCTAGTGAAGATGCTAACGAAGATATGATGCGTACTTCTTCTGCTATTTCTATTGTTCGTGGTTTTTTACAACAGTCAAAAATTGATGATACTGTTGCAAAACTTATGAGTGATATTTCTAATATTGAGCGTAACTCGGCAACAATTAAATCCCTGCAAGAAAGTAAAGGAAAAATTACTTCTGTTATTACAAGCCTTGCTCAAGACAGTTGTATATCTTTAAAGCATAATAAAAACGCAAAAAAAGGTGAAAATACTTGGACAGGAAAAATCAAAAAAATAAAAGATTTAAATCTTCGTGAAGGTGAAGTTAATGGTTTTGATTTGGAAACTTGTAAAGCGATGAAACAAGTAATGGATTTAAGTAACGCTTCTATTATGAAAACACTTGCTTTGGATGAATCCGAATGGTCAGACATGGTTGCTGAACAAAGACAAAAAATTGTTGATTTACAAAGAGACTTGGATAAATATATTGAAATATCTCGTATATTACTTCGAGAAAATCTGGATATAAAAGATTATTTAAAAGATAAAGATATAAAGCTCGAAATGAATTTGGTTGATTTAAATGATTTGTTCTCTTGTTTTTCAGAACAAGAATCCGAAAATGATGACTCTGAAAATGATTCAGAAAGTGAGGATGAAAACAATGAGGTTTAAGGATATAACTGATTCATTAGATATGATTAAATATGATGATCAATGTATTCAAGAAGATATTATTTATGTAAAACCAGGTACATATGCAATGTCGTCAAGGAAAATTGAATCCTTGATAAAAATTGCTTATATGCAAAAATATTATCAATGCAATCCAGTAAGGTTTATAAATGACTTTTTCAATATAGAATTATTGGATGCACAAGCTTGGATAGTTCAGCAAAGCTGGACATGCCCTAATGTATTATTAGTGTGTAGCCGTGGATTTGGTAAATCCACTCTTATCGACATAATCATAATGTCAAAAGATATGTTATTTAACAATTATTGGACGTATATTGCAAGCGGTAGCGGTAGTCAGGCTGAACAAACTTTCACCACTTTGGAACGACTTGCAAATGATAATATTGATACAATGATGGGCTCTACTGGATATATATTTAAAGCTGAAATTGAGATAAAAAATGCAGCAGGGGACGGATTTTCACACGGAAGTAATGGATTTTCATATTCAACTTATAATGGTGGATTCACTCAGACCTTAAATTCTAACGTGGATCGAAAAAGAGGTATGAGGGGAAACGTAATTTTTGATGAGTGCGGTTTTCTCTCTGATGAAATGATGTCTGTTTATTCAGCTTTTGCAATTGTAAATAAGAGTTTTAAATCTGGTAAAGATAGAGATGGTAATCGAATTGATACTGTTCGATTAAGAGCAATACCAAAAGAAATTCCAAACCAAAAATTCTACATATCTTCCGCTTCTGATACTTCTACAAAATATTATTCTCTTTATCGTGAATTTTCAAAACAAATGTTAATGGGTAATAAAGATTACTTTGTCGCAAATATAACATGTGAAGTACCACTCCACCCTACTATTCATGGTCAGATGATGGCACCTCTGTTTGAGAAATCTACTATTGATTCAGATATGAGAACCAATCCTGAAAAGGCTAGACGAGAATATTTTTGTGAATTCACTACTGACGCTGGAAGCGATGCCATTATTAGAAGAGGAGTTATTACACGAAACGAAGAGGTTAGAAAGCCACTTCTTTATAATGATACAGGTGATAAAAAGTTCATCATCTCATATGATCCTGCCAGAAGTCGTGATAATTCAGTTATTCTTATTGGTGAATTATATGAATTTGAACAGGTAGATGGAAGTAAAGATTTAAGACTTAGATTGGTTAATTGTATTAATTTAATTGACGTTGGAAAAAAGATTAAATCTCCAATGCAAACACCTGATCAGATTGAATATTTAAAAAAAGTAATCCTAGATTATAATGGTGGTGCAGACGCATATGGAAACATTGTTGGTATTTATATAGATGCAGGTTCTGGTGGAGGTGGTGTAAACATAGCTGATTATCTTATGCCAGATTGGACAGATGCAGCTGGTATTACTCATAGAGGTTTAATAGATAAAGAATACTCTGCCGAGTATGTGAAAAGATTCCCAAACGCAGTGGATAAAATACATCTTATATCTCCTGCTGGTTATAAATCTGAAATGTATGAAGCAATGATAGAATTAATAAATCAGGATAAAATTAGTTTTACTGCCCCATATGATAATAAGGATTATTTAACTGTTTTTGATATTGATCAAGATAAATTAAATAGTGCTAGAGAAGAAATATCTAAACGTTTACGAAAAGAAAAAGTAAATGAAAAAGAATTTGAAGTTAAGTTAAATGATGAACTTGGAAAAATTCAATCTGTTAATACAAAAACGATTAAGTTAGACTGGATGGATAAATTGGCTTTGGCAAACATGGATGCTTTAAAGGAAGAATTAGTAAATATGGTTCGTAAGAAACGTGAATCAGGGAAAGATTCATTTGAATTAACGCCTGAAAAAGCCAACAAGATGCACGATGATAGGGCATATACAGCCTGTCTTGCTTCTTATGCTTTGATGTGTGAGCGTAGAAAATCTATTACACAGAAAAAGCGCACCCAATCCCCATCCGACATAACAAAGCTCTTCTCAGTAAGAGCGCCAAAAAAAGTAACACGATTCTAAAAGAAAGGAGGTATATCGCATAATTTGAGTAATACAAAAAACACAAAACAGCCTATAGTACAAAAGGTCTACACAAAAACTGACGAGTCTGGCTATGAAGTAGAACGTAAACGAGCGCAAAAAATAAATTTTGCAAAGTTTCAGGAATTGTTGCAGAGGAATGTTTCTAAGACAGTTTCCAAAACTTATACTCAGTATACACGAGACTTACTTGATCAGTATGTACAGTCACCTCTTAATAATATAGATAATATTCGTGAAGTATCTCGTTTCTTAACTAGAGTGTCAATGCTTTATAAGCAGATGATATCTTACTTCTCTACTATGCCACTCTATACATATAATATCACACCTCTTGCAGATTATACAAAAGATTTTGATCCCGACAAACAGCTTAAAAATTATGAAAAGGTATTAAAAACATTTCATCATTTCAATATAGCACAAGAATTACAAAATGTTGTTTCTAATACTATTCGTGATGGTATGTATGTTGGTTGGATGAGTGGTGATGATGAAAATGGAATATTCCTTATGCCATTAGACGTTCAGTATTGTCGTATTTATGGTAAGACTCGTGAGGGAGAATGGATAACATATTTTGATGCCTCATTTTTTGATAAGTCAAATAATAAAGATTTTATTACAGGTGTAAATAATGACGGAGTTGGTGTGTGGGATCAAGTGTTTGTTGATGGATACAATCAATACAAATCTGGCGGTAGAGATTATCAATATTTTCGACTTCCACCAGAAAATACATTAACACTTATTGCAAGTACAGATGATGAGTTCTATGTACCACTACCCTACTTCTTGCCTTTGTTCAAGTCTTTATTAAATCTTCTTGATACAGAAAATCTTGTTGCTGCAAAAGAGGAATTGCAGAATTATAAGTTAATCTTAAATAAAATCCCACTTATGGATTCAGATAATGTAGATGATTTTGCAATCAGCTTAGAATTGGTAAATCAGTTTGATGCAATAATCAAAGAAATATTACCAGACCTAGTTGGTTGGGGCACAACACCTTACGAATCTTCACAAGTCATAGATTTTGAGAAGTCAACTTCTGCTACTGATACAGATAACCTAAACAAAGCAATGAACAATCTATTTGCAAACGCAGGTATTAATAGGCTTATTGTAAGTTCAGGTGATTCAAGCAATGCAAATGGTATAAAGTATTCGAATGCCAATGACCTAGGTAAGATGTCAGTATATCTTAGACGTATAGAATCTTGGCTAAATTATTGGATCAAAAATCATATTACTGATGGTGTTTATTTGCAGATTTTTGATCAAACTCAATACAATAGAGATGATTATATAAATAGAATGAAAGACGCTAGTGCGTTTGGTATTGGAAAAATGGATTATATGTGTGCATTAGGTGATGATCCTTATGTTGCATATAATAAACTTCGCTTTGAAGCATTGGTACTCAATGTTAATCAATATGCTATTCCTTTTAATTCTTCATATACCCAATCATCTAGTGGTGCAGATGGTAAGCCACTTCTTCCAGAAGATGATCTAAGCCCAGAAGGACAAGCAACAAGAGATTCTGGAAAAAATGAAGATAAAGGAAATAAATAAAGGAGTTCTTATTTTGGAAAATAGATATTTTTACTGTTATTCCAAACCATTAAAAGATTATTTATTGAAAAATGGTTTGAGATATGTGTTAAAGGCAACACATGATAAAACTCATAAACAATACTGGGTTTTTGAAAGTTGTGAAAAAATAGATAATTTACTTAAAGAATGGAGATTAAGAAAACATTAATCTTTGCTCTTTTATTTTGGAGAATATTAGTATGGAGGTATTTATATGTCATTAAACAAAGATGGTACTTATACTGGGTACATATATAAAATAGAAAATCTAATTAATGGAAAATGTTATATAGGTCAGACTACTACCACTATCGAGCATAGATGGGGACAACACAAAACTGATAATACAAATCCAAATCCTATGTATAAAGCTTTTAAAAAATATGGTATAGATAATTTTTCTATAAAAGAAGTTGCTCATTATACACGTAATACAAAAGAAAAATTATTGAAAATCCTTAATAAAAAAGAAGTTTATTACATAGATAAATACAGCTCTTTAATAACTCAAAATGGATATAACTTATCTATCGGAGGTGACAATAGTGGAATATATAATTGTCATCCAATTGATGTTTATGATAGAGATGGAAATCTTTTATATCAATATGAATCTGCAAAAGAAACTTCTCGCATAATTGGATATGATATATCTTGTATTATAGATTGTTGTAATGGAACATCTATACCAGCGATTGATTATATTTTTCGTTATAAAAATGAACCTTATGATAAATATAATACAAAAAGAACATATTGTAGAGAATTATATCAATTTACATTAGATGGGAAACTTGTGAAGAAACATGATTCTATATCAAAAGCTGCCCTTTATGTAGACGGAAGTGTTAGTGGATTAAATCTTCATCTAAGAGGGATTAGAAAAACATATAAAGGATATTATTGGAATTATGAAAATAAATTCAAATATATTCCTCCAAAAGATGTTAGAAAAAAGATAGACAAATATACTTTGGATGGAAAGTATATAGCAACTTATAATTCTGCAAAAGAAGCTCAAGAGTCGGTTAATGCCACAAATTCACACTCTATTATAGGAGTATGTAATGGTAAACTTATGAAAGCATATAACTATATTTGGAGATATGTAGGAGATTCATATGATAAATATCAAAATTTTATAGATTTAAAGAATAATAATTTTTCTTATGGGAAGCCTGTTGATATGTATTCAAAAGACAAAGAATTTATAAAAACATTTAACTCAATGACAGATGCAGCAAAAGAAATAGACTCTACCAATACAAATATTTGCTGTTGCTGTCTAGGGAAAACCAAAAGTGTAAAGGGATATATTTTCCGATATCATGGCAATTCAATAGATAAATTTTCATGCTCGTATAAAACCCAAAAACAGCCTATTCTTGTATATGATTTATCTGGCAATTTGTTAAATATATATCCAAGCAAAAATAAAGCTTCAAAAGAAATCGGTCTTAATTATCATAAAATCGAGGATTGTTGCGATGGACGAAATAATCATATCTATGGAGACAAGATAATTCTATATGAAAAAGATAAAGATTTGATAGATGACATAACCAAACAAATAGCATAAATAAAGAGGTGACACACATGAAAAACGATTCTCAATTTCTATTCACCTCGGATGAGGTAACAAAAAATAATCTAACAAAATTAGGATTCTCAGAAATTCCATCTGGGGGTTCTTTTTTTATATTTATTAATGATTCAACTTTAAAATTCGATGACACTATTCCAGTAGATAAAATCGGATTTACAAATAAGTTGATGTTTTAAATCACTCCCTCTTTGGGAGAATTTCACAGAAGGGAGGTAAAAAACACAATTGAATAAAAAACTTCTTACTTTAGAAGATCTTTATAGTTTCTATAGTCAGAAAAAAAAGTCAATGACATTTAGTGCAGATAAGTCTGGATATAATATAGCTGTTCAGTCTTTGGCAACATTTGAGTTAAATGATGACTTATCAGAAGGATTGCTTTATGGAAAAATTAGGGCATTTCACGATTTAACAAACAATAATAAGTCTCATATAGAGACAGATGTTCTTGAAGAAAAAATGATGTCAATTAAAGATCGTCCAGTCATGGCAGATATTGTAGATACGGATGAAACCGATGAAGACGGAAATCCTATCAAAGATTTTTCAGGTCATACAATGTATTATGACGAAGCATTGGACAAGATGATATATAAGGAAATTCCTATTGGTCATTTTATTCATCCTGAAAGTATTCATCTTGAATATGATGAGGAATATGATAGAAATTTTGTATGTGCAGATGTTGTAGTGTACGAGGAGTACACAGATGCTTGTGATATATTGCGTAGACGCAAAACAGTTGACTGTTCGGTTGAGCTTTGTATTCGTAAGATGCATTGGGATAATACTGATAAAACACTTCATCTTGACGATTTTTATGTACAAGGAACAACACTTCTTGGATCTCATACCCTACCAGGAATGTCTGGCAGTAAGTTATCTATTAAAGATTTTTCTGAAGAAAACAATTCTTTATTCTCTTCTATTTCAGAAGATGAACACTCTAAATTAATTGAAACTCTGGATAATCTTAACAAAACTTTATCCAGTCTCAATATAAATTCAAAAACTAATTCAACAGTTGAAAAATTTGAGAAAGGAGGAAGTACAGAAACCAACATGACAAAATTTGAAGAATTACTGGAAAAATACAATAAAACTGTAGAAGATATTACTTTCGAGTATGAAGGTTTATCTGACGAGGAGCTTGAGAATGTATTCTCTACTACTTTTGATGAGTCAGAGCCTATTCCTGATACAGTTGTAACAGAATCAGATAAGTCAGATGATGATACTGATGATGATACTGATGACGACACAGACGATAGTACTACAGATGAGCCAGACGACACCACAGATGATGATAAGGACAAAGATACATATTCTAAGACTTTTGAATTATCACACGAAGATGTACGTTCTGCATTATATCAGCTCTTAGCTCCAATCGAGGAGACATTAAATGAGTATTACTGGATTATGTCTGTATATGATGATTATTTTATTTATGAGTCTTGCTGTGGAAATTACTACAAACAGGCTTACACAAAAGAGAATGATACTATTGCTTTTGATGGCGAACGTCAGGAAGTATTTGCTGAGTTTGTAACTGCCGATGAGAAAGCCGAGTTAGAAGATATGAGAGCTAATTACTCTTCTATTTCTGAAAAGCTTGCTAAATATGAAGAGGCAGAGGAAATCGCAGATAAGATGACTGTTTTCGAGGATCAGGCATATAGCAAGTATCTTGAGACGGATGAGTTCAAGAAACTCATGGATGTTGAAAATGTAAAGAAATTCACAAAGGATGAGTTAGTTGAGAAAGCAGACGCAGCTCTTGGTAAGGTAGTAAAAACTACAAAGACATTCTCTATGGATGCGGAGGAATCACATAAGGAGACAAAGCCTTCTTTCTTCGCATTTGCTAGAACTGAGCATGAATCATCATTCTTAGATGGATTACTTAAGAAATAATTAAAAATGAATATTAACAAATCAATCGGAGCGTCAATAGACGTTCTTTTTTATTGCAAAAATTTATTAAACAAGGAGGAAATTTAAATGGTTTATACAAATCTTAAAGCCAAGGAAAATGGCTTACATGGAATTTGGGAGTCTAGTCAGCTCCTTAGTGTAGACGTAGGAAATATTTATGACGCACTTGTAAGAGATGAAAGCAATAACCCTATCCCAGTAGACAATGGTGTTGCTTTAAAGATCGGAGACTACTCAGGCAATGGTCTTGAGGAAAGGTATGCAACTATTGCAAAAATTACAGACAAGATTGCTGTAACAGGCGCACCAGCAGAGGTTAAGACAGCACTTACAACTGAGCAGGGACAGGCTTATAACTACACAAACCCAGCAGGCAAGCCAGTAAAGACATATCAGATTGCAGATCCATCTGTACATACAGATATTTTTGGTATTGCTTCTTATCAGTTCACAGATGATAGTGCAGAAAAAGTTAAGGTTGGAAATCTTGTAACAGTTGATGGCAAGGGTGCATGGATAGCTTCTGAGGCTACTGATCTTGCTACTCTTCAGGGTACTAATGGTTTCATTGGAAAGATTCACAGTCTTTCAGTAGGTACATATTACACAATCGTTCGTATTCAGGTTCTTCAGAACAAGGATATTGCGTAAGAGAAGGGAGGATTAAATAGATGAAAGATATTACATGTTTCAGTGCGAACGTTTTAGCACAGTTTGACAATAAATATGACAATATGCTTGAGTTCAACTCACTCATGATGGACGCAAGCAATAGCGTATATGAGAAGTATTCTAAGGAGGACACACAGACAATTCTTAGAAAGCAGTTTGATAAGATTCTTGGTCTTAACTTCAAAGAGGCTAATTCTATGAAGCGTAGACAGGCTTGGAGAGATCATAATAAGGAAATCGCTACTCTTATCGAAGATGTAATTGCTGACAAGATGAACTCAGGTTGGAACACAGCTAATGCTCGTTTTATGGAGTATGTTGACGAGAGAAACATTGCCGAAGGAGATGCAAATGAGTTCTTCGTAGAAGATAACTCTCTTCTGACAGTTTCTAAGTTCGCAGGAAATCACCATGATCTGATTAGAAGCTCAGTAAAGCCTGGCAAGGCATTCTCTATTGATACATCATTTTATGGTGTAAAAGTTTATACAGATTTCGTACTTTTTCAGACAGGTAAAGTTGATTTCGCTGCTCTTGTAGACAAGATGTATAAGTCTATCGAAGAGAACAGATATGCTGCTCTTTACACAGCATTTATGGGAATGGACGCTTCTCTCCCAACAGATATGATTCTTCAGACAGCAGTTTCTGAGTCTACAAAGGATTCTATAATTGCTCAGATTGAAGCAGTTGCTGCTGCTACAGGTAAGGATGTTATTCTTGTTGGTACTAGACCAGCCATTCAGAAGCTTCAGGGTACTGTAAATTACAATATGTTCTCTGATTCAATGAAAGACGAGAGAAATCAGAATGGTATTCTTGGTAACTGGGAAGGTTATGAGTGCTTACCTCTTGCTCGTGTTAATAAAGCTGGCACAAGAGAGAATGTATTCTCTGCTGAAGATCAGAAGAAGATTTTCATTCTTCCTGTAGATCCAGAGTTTAAGCCAATTAAGAGAGTAAACGAAGGAGATGTTATGTACTACGAAACAGGCATGGACGGTCTGAAGAAAGATATGACTGTTGATGCGGAGGTAGTATACCAGGAAGGTATTGGTGTAGTGATTAACGAACTCTTTGGAGAGATTAAGATTACTGCCTAGTATTAGATTAATATAAAAATATGGAGAGTGGAAATATTCTACTCTCCTATTTTTAAAGGAGAAAACGGATGAAAGTATATGAATTAGCAAAAGAACTAGGTATTACTCCAAAAGAATTAATATCTTTTTTAAGAGAGAATGGATATAAAGTATCTAGTCATATGCAGAAACTTGATGATGATGCTATTGATTTTACAAACAATAATTTTGTAAAAGTTAATAATACACCTACAGATAATAAAGCTGTGACAACATCAGAAAATGAGTCTGCAAAACCACAGCCTGTAAAAATACATAAAACATTTAATCCTAATGACGAGATTCCATGTAAAAGTGTTACTCCGTGGAAATTAACTGCTGTTGGAGTTGATAAAAACACTGTATATCATTGGGAATATTTTGGGGACATTGAATATATTAAATATCGTGATTTACAGGCACTTAGAAGAACTGAATATGTAACAAAACCTAGTTTTATTATTATGGATGAAGATCTTGTAGAGCAATGGAAACGAGAACTTGGTGACAGATATAAGTATTTCAAATCTATTGATTATCCAGAAGAATATTTTGACATGGATGATGATGAGTTTGAAGATATGATTAAATCAGCACCAGAATGGCTTGGTGAAATTGTAAAGGTAACAGCAATGACTATGATTCGTGCTGAGAATTATCCGTCTATTAAGAAGATTAGAATTATTGATGATATGCTAGGAACTTGTATAAAAGAATTCATTTAAGGAGGTAATATATGCCTTCTCTTAAATACGAAGATATATACAAAAGAGCATTAACAATGATTAATGATCTCGAACTTGCAACTTATACAGAAGAAGATTTTTATAGTATTCTCTGTGAATGGTTACATACAACTGCTTCTTTCCCACTTCTTAGAAAAAAATTTAGTGTATATTCTTTTGATGATGAAATTATGAGTATCAATTTCACATTAACAAACAGTGTAGATGATTTCTATGATTCTGAATTTGTAAAAACTATTTTAGCAAAAGGAATTATCATTAGCTATTTTCCATCAAAATTAGAGAATACAAAGAACTTAGCAACTATGATTGGTGGCAAGGAAGAAAAAAAACTTATAGATAATTATTCAAAAAATATGGAAAGGCTCACACAGTTAAAGCGTGAATGGGAACTTGAATTGTCTCGTCATACCTATTACTTTGGTGAGTATGGTGGTTCTAATGGATAAATTAGTTCCACATAAATATGGAGAATTTAAAATTTCTCAAGTTAATTACTATAAGCAGAAATTACGAAAAAAAATATTCTGGTTAGTTTTATATACAGATAAAAACACAAAAGCTGATTTTGAAAATATAGATGTTGTGGAATATCATAAAAATCTATTATTTGAAATTTCTAATTGTAATAAACTACTACTCTATCCAAAGGATTTTGTAGAAATTATTAACAGTCTTGAATGTGCATTGTCTGTATTACAGTCAGAAGAATTTAATTTTAACAAATATAAGAAACTTGTGTTTGATGCTGGGGCTTTGCTTCAGAGAATGAAAGTTGGTGATGAGTAATGTCTGTATACGATTTTTACCAACGAAAAACGAAAGTTAATGGAAACTCTACTGGGAAGAATTATTCTACCCTTGGCGAAAAATTAAAATCTGATTCAGATACCCTCATGGAATTTACGTGGGATAACGATCCTGCAGCAAAGACTTGTTATATCTACGATCATTTTCATGACGACTTCTTCACGGATGAACATGGAATTACACGTTCACTTGCTGAAGGTATGACATATAAAAATACCAATAAGACAAAGATTGACGCAAAGTTTATTACCAAATCTTATCAGTCAATGGACAAAGATCAAGTAGAATACTATCTTATGTTTCGTTCAAGTCAGCCTGTAAGATTCAATGAAGGTGATGACCTTTACTATTATGAGACTGATTTTAGGAAACGCTATGGAGCAACATTTCCGATAGGACTTTTCGTGGATGTTCCAGATGATAGAGGAATTTATCATAAATGGATTATCTGTCGTGATGAACCTGCAAATCAGTTTCCAAAGTATTTGATTTTACCAGTAAATTATGAACTTACATGGATTGAAAAGAATAATGATAAACATATCAAGAGACGTATGTGGTGTTGCTTAAGACAACAGAATTCCTACACTATAGGCACTTACACCGACCGATATTTTACACATACTGATAATCAGAATAAGATATGGTTGCCAATGAACTCTATTACAGAGAAGTTTTGGTACACTTCTGAAGATTCTAAAAATATGCGAGTTGTAGTAAGTGCTTTAACAGAGCATCCTACCGTATGGACAGTGACTAAGGTTGAAAATTCAATGCCATTTGGTATTCAAAAGCTTACTATATATACGGCATTTTGGAACGAGCATACTGATTATGTCAATCTTGAAACAGGCGAAATGTATGCGGACTACTTCGATTCAGAAATCACCCCAACAGATCCAGATACCCAACCAATTCCATCACCAGTTACAAATGTTTTGGCTACGATTACTTCATCAGTATCAACAATTAAAATTGGTGGCTCTTATCGAACACTTAATATCAAACTCTCAAATGATTCTGGCGAAGATGTTACTGATATATTTGGTGATAGTAAATCAAATTTCGAATGGCATTTTGAAATAGATAATGAAGAATATAAAGGTATTATCAGAAATGACCTTTCTTTCTGTCAGATGAAAATAAAGTTTCCTGATGATTACGATTATGTTGGTAAGATTCTGACTATTTACTGCACTATTACAAATGAGACTATTACAATTGAAAGTAATAAGTCACAATTAGAAATAATAGATTAAGGAGGTAATATGATAGAAGATAAAATAGTATCTAAAACTGATTTGCTAAATAAACTTCGAGCATATAGAAAAACTCCTGATGACGATAATATTGTTTACAAACAAAAAATTAAAAAGGCATTATTGTCGAATCCTTATCTGTTGTATGCTCTTAATGAAAAAGATTTAGAATCCGAACTTTTTAATGATAAGGGAAATATAAATTGGGAATGGGATGAAAAAAATAAAAAATATGAACCGCTTGGAGAATGGGATAGATATTTTGGAAGCAATTCAAATATCCGTCCTTTTTTATTTATTCCAGATACTCAAACGGAAGTAAAACATTATATATGTTATCAAGTTGGTTTTGACGAAATTCCACGATATTCTCAAATAAATAAAAATACAGAAATAACATTTACAATATTTGTTCATGGAAATGACCGTATGGATAAACTTACAGGCTTGCCTCGTCATGATTTAATAGCTTCTATTATACGAGAACAATTTAATTGGTCTAATATCTTTGGATTGCAGACAAAATTAATCTCATCTAAAGAATCTATGACAGATAATAACTATGTAGTAAGAACATTGGTATTTCAGATTTACTATGATATTAATGGAATTACATATAGCCCGTTTGGTGAGCAATCGTACATAAGGAATAACGAATCTTGGCAATAGGCAAGGAAGAACACTATGAGAATGATGAACTAAAGATATATCGTGGTGAAGACTTTATAGTTCAAAAACATATTATCTTACATCAACCTACATTGGGTGAAATATGTGATTTTTCAGAGAAAGATTATTATTCAATGTTGTATAACTTTACAGCTACGCCACAATCTTTAAAGGTACAATTATGGGAAGGTGGAATAGATTATACTGAAATACAACCATTTCAATTATTCTATACACTGCTCTATAAAGCATTCCCAATTAAAAAAACTTCTATTATATTTGGAGATTTAGATTTTTCTAAATTTCAGGTTCGACAAAAAGAAGATGATGATTCAATTTTTTTGTATCAAGCAATTCCTACAGGGAATATCTATGAATTAATTGGTAGTAATATAAAAGGTAAAAAGTTACATCATTTTACAAGTTTAATTGATGCTGCAAAATTCGTTAATACAGATGAAGATACTTTAATAAATCAATTATCAGAAGATAATAGATTCGGCAACTATATCTTCGATGAGGTATCTTTAGAACCAGTAATAATAGATGAATTTACCTATAATATGATAATTGATTATCTTTGCAAAACACATTTCATTGAAAGAGATTTTAGAATTCCAGCTAATAATTCTACTAAAATGGTGTTAATAGAAGACGCAAAAGAAGAAATGGAACGAGCAAAAAATAAAGAATATCATTCTCAATTAAAAAATATGATATCCGCTATGATCAACTCAGAAGGATTTAAATATAATCATGAACAAGTTTGGAATATGAAAATTAATGCGTTTATGGATTCTGTAAAACGTATAGGAAAAATTAAAAATGCACAATTATTGTTGCAATCTGGCTATTCTGGTTTCGGAATAAGCTTTGATGATATAGACAAAAAACAAATAGATTGGCTTGGAGAACTCGATTAGAGTTCTTTTTTTATTGCCACAAAATTATTAAGGAGGAATAAAAATGGCTAACTTTAACCCAAATGAATTAATTCTTGAGAAAATTAGAGCCGTAGAGGAATATGATCCTGCTACAATGGAGCTTACTGGTAGATATACACAGGTCGAAGATCCATCTCTTAAAACAAGTGCCGATGGTACAGATGTTACTGATGCGATGGGTACACCAATCCAGACATTCTATCAGGCACAGAAAGGTACATTTGATTTCACTAACTCACTCTTCTCTCTTGACCTTGCTGCTTCACAGTTTGGTTCAACAAAGGCTGTAGCTTCTGATACAAATAAGATTAAGATGCCTGTATCTGAGACAATTGCAATTGGAGCTGGTGCAACTGTAGAGCTTAAATATGTTCCAGTTGGTACAAAGGGTGCAGAGGTTAAGTATATTAAGGTTATTAATGATAATAACACATTCGGTAAGACATATACTGTATCTGCTACAAAGGGTGAAGACAAGTTCACTATTGATGCAGCTAACAGAACAATTACTCTTCCAGAGGGAACAACTGGTCGTGTATTTGTAAACTATGAGAAGGAGACAGGTACAGCAGTTCAGGTAATTAAGAGAACTGATGGTGTACCAGAGGTTAAGACACTTCTTATCCATGCAATCTTCCATGATCCATGTAATAAGAACCTTGTATATGCTGGTGTTATCCGTTGTCCAAGAGCACAGATTGATCCATCAAGCGTAGAGCTTTCTCTTAAGTCTGATGGTAAGCATCCAGCTTCTTATGTTCTTAATAAGGAGTACTGTGCTGAGGATGGTAAACTTTTCGATATCTTAGTATCTGAGGACTAATTTAAAAAATAAGAGTGGTTGAAATATACCACTCTTTTTGTGAAAGGAATTATTATATGTCATTAGAAAATAACGCAATTTGCGCAATATGTGGAAAACCTTATAGAGTTTGTCATACATGTCAGAATATTAAAACTTATACTCCTTGGAGAACAGTAACTGATACTCTTCCACACTATACAATTTATCTCGCAATTTATGAATATAATAAAACAAAAGATAAAGCAAAAGCAAAAGAAGAATTATTAAAATGTGATTTATCCGAGTTGGATAGTTTTGATAAAGATGTTAAAAAGGTCATTAATGAAATTTTAGGAGAAAATAAAAAGACAGTTAATACTACTCCTAATAAAGAACAGACTTCAAAAACTGATAATAAGTTGGTACAGAAGAAATGATTATATTGAATAGTAAGTTAAATTTTTTGATTGTATAGGGTTATGCATTTACTATTCAGTATTTTGTGTAGCCCTATTTTTTACGCTTATTAAACAATATATAAATAGAATGGAGTGAACGGATATTAAAGAATATAGTGACGTATTCAATTGGGAGTACGATTCAGAAGATGTAATTTATATTCCTAATATGACTCAAAATTGTATGTATTTAAGTTCACCTTTATCACGAGGGAAATTAGTTGATATTTTTCCAGGTAGAAATAAACGTGTTGTTTTTGCATGGTTAAAATCAAAAGAAATAAATGAGTTATATAAAGAATGGAATAGTAAGAAATTTGAAGAAGAGGAGGATTAACCGATGAAGGAGTTCTTAGTAAATTTAGATTGGATGACACTGCTCTCTGCTATTTGGACAGTAATTTTAGTTCCAATTGGAACACAGATTTATAAATATCTGAAAACAAAGAAACTTGATAAGTATGCCTTGATTCTTTATAGAGAAGTTAAAAATGCTGTCAAGTCAGTATATGAAACAGAGGTCAAAGACATAAAGGGCACTGACGCATGGACTAAGGATAAAATGAATGAAGTAAAAGAAATTGCAAAACAGAAAGCAATTCAGGCACTTAATCAGTCAGTATATAAATGTCTCAAAGAGGCTAATAGTGATTTCGAGGATTATTTAGATTCACTCATTACAACCTCATTGTATGATCTTAAACATGAAAAATAAAATATGATAAATGATCTAGAGACTTAAAGAGTCTCTTTTTTATTGTAGAAAATTAGGAAGGAGGAATCACTATGATTTCAAATTGTGGACATGATGAACGAGGTCGTTATTCTGGTGGAAAAGCTGGCGACCAGAGTGGTACTGAATGGTATATTCGTTCTTGGTATAATCATAATTGGAAATGTGTAATCAGATTTCCTGCGAATGTGCGTGAGCAGTTAGCTCTTAATGCAGAAAAGGCAGCTAAGAACAATTTAATTGGATATGATCAGAATGCGCGTCTCTCATATTACAATCATCTTAAAGCTAGTAACTGGGACGCAAGTAAAATTACAATAGCTTGTGAAGCTGATTGTTCAGCAGGTGTTTCAGCAAATATTATAGCGGCTGGTTATAAACTTGGAATTTCAACATTAAAGAATTTCAATAAATCCAATACTACTTCTACTCTTCGTGCAGCTTGTAAAGCAGTTGGCGCAACGATACTTACAGATTCAAAATATTTAACAAGTGATGCATATTTACTTAGAGGAGATTTGATTCTTAAGGATGGAAGTCATGTATGTACTAATATTACAAATGGTTCGAAGGCTTCTACTTCTACTCCAAAGCCATCTACTTCTACTCAGTCAAAGCCAAGTGGAAATTCACTCGTAAGATTAGGACAGCAACACGCTATTAATTTTACAGGACATACAATTGCTGTTGATGGACTTGTCGGAAAAGAAACCAACAGAATGAAAGCTAGAGTTTTACAACATGCTATCAACCTTGATTATAAAAAGGGCATCGGGGAAGATGGAATATTTGGTCGCAAGTCTAAGGCAGCTCTTGGCTCTCATTATGTTAAAAAGGGAGAAAGACAGTATATGGTAACTGCCGCTGAGATACTTATGTATCTTAACGGTATTAATCCGAATGGTGTAGAATGTCCTGGCAAATATGGTAATGGTCTTGTAAGGGCTTCAAGACAGAAATTTGGAGATGATGGTCTTAAAATTACAGCATCTGAATTCCTCAAGTTAATATAAGGAAAGGCTCAGATGGTGTAATATGAAATGGACGAAATAAAAGCATTAATGAATTTAGATTTTCCAACTGTTATCTTGGGCGTATTTATAATAATCTTGGGATTAGATAAAATAGTATTCTTGATTCAAAAAGCAAAGAAAACTCTACGTGTAAAACTTGGTTATGAAATTGATAAAGAGACACTTGACAAAAGAATAGACACTTTGGAAAAGCATGATAACTGGCAATATAAAGAAATAACTAAAATGTCTGAAGGTATAGAGAATATTGAATCCGAGTTATTAGATAATAACTTGGAGAGAAAACGTAAATATATTTTGGATTTTTGTTCTTCTCTGTCAAATGGTCAGAAACAAAATAAAGAGGCTTTCAATAATGTCTTCAAGACATATAAAAAGTATGAAGAACTGCTTACAGCTCATAAGATGGAAAATGGTCAAGCAGAGGAAAGTATGAAATTTATTTCTGAAAAGTATCAGGAATGTCTACGAAATATGGAGTTTAAGTCCTAATATTTTTATTATATCATAAAATCCAGTAATTCAACTTATGAATTTCTTCCTTATTATATATGTATAGAAAAACAGATTATACACAGACTAAATACATGAAGAATGAAATAGGCAGATATAGGTATCAACAGAATATGTCAATATCAGAACTTGCGAGACGTACAGGATTGTCAGCAACTGCAATATCTAATCTTGAAAATGGATATACATCTGATATACTACTCTCTCATGCTATATCTTTATCTCATGCATTACATGTTGATTTGTACGATTTGTTTTGTATTAAAAGATAAGGAGAATTGATTGGTATGGAGAAAACATTTTACAACGTAATCTGTGAAGAATTTGAATTGTTAGGAGGTAAAGTAATTCATATTGATAAGAACTTTGGAGATATGAATGAAGTACATAATTTCGTAATAAGTAATATGTGTCAATATCCTAATGCACATTGGGAATTACGACCTATCACATTTAGAATTTAATATTAAAGGAAAGAGCAGTTTCTTCGGAAGCTGCTCTTTTGTTATGTAAAGGAGTGAAATAAACGAAAACTATAAAATTAGTGATTGATAATTCAATACTTGAGGAATATGAAAAGTTTTATTTTAAGCAACATCCACGAGCAAATAAGAAACCTATAGAGAATCCATATCATCCAACTATAAACCAGTGGATGATAATGAAAAGACCTATGATGAACGCACTTAAACAACGATGGAAAAATTTCATATGTTGGTTTATTGATAATCAAGGTTATTCTAACCTACACATTGAAAAATGTGAAATGAAATTTGTTACATATTATAAAACTAATCGTAGACATGATATTGATAATGGAACTCCTAAGTTTCTCTTGGATGGACTTTCAGAGAGTGGATTTATCATTGATGATGATAGTAAACATATTACAAGACTTACTATGGAATGTTATGTTGATAAGGAAAATCCAAGAACGGAGATATATGTGCGCTATGAATAAAACTAAGAAAGCAAAATCATGACAGATGATGAGATGCATGAGTATTTAATAAAACATAACTGGGCTGTTAATTCTCATGAGTTTATTTCAATCATGAACGAAAGCCCTCAGATAGAACGAACTGAATATAATAGCCAAAATGATATATTAACTGTTTACACTTATGATCATGTATTTTCATGCAAGTGGGTGTTGAATGAGATAAAGGAATGAAAGGAATATTAATTATGGAAAAGATTACAATTAAAAATTTTATAGATGAATATAATAAGCGTGACACAGAGTCATTAAAGGAACAGTATATTAAAGATAATCTTGAAATTATACCTTATGTGCCATTTATTAAAAAGGATGCACTTATCGGTAATTTGCTCAAAATAACTATGATTGACGAAAAAACTGGTAATGTAAAAGTAAATTCTTCTGCTGAATATTTGTTAATGACAAGAATTTTTATTGAGAACTACACAAACCTTACTGTAGAGACTGAAGGATTCTTTGAGGAATATGATGAGTTAAAGAAATCTGGACTGTTCGATATTCTTCTTATTGGCAATGATGTTACTGCTCCACTTATTCCATATGAGGAAATTGCAGAGTTTAAACATTTGTTATCAATTAAGAAATCGGATATTTTGCAGAATAAATACGAGATCCACAGCTTTATCACAGAGCAGGTGGAAAGATTTAAGACTCTTGGCGAAGCTACTCTCACACCGCTTGTTGATGCCGTTAGTAAGAAACTTGATAGTTTGTCTGACGATGATTTGAGAAAGATTCTTGATGATTATAAACTTAAAACTACTGCAAATTTTAAAGAGGTGTAGAAATTCAAATTTCATGAGGAGATTATTTATGTCCAAAAAGAAAAAGAAGAAAAACAAAGTTAAGTTAATACCTCGTAATATAAATACAACCACTCCTGGATTATTTGATTGGAGTGAATTATTTCGAAGGAGGAAAAATAATATTATGATTGCAGCAACAGAAGCTAGAAAAATTACAGAAGAAAGCCGTTCTATGTTACAGAAAACTATTGATGAGATTGATTATTATATTGATGATGCTATTCATGAAGGTAAACATACAGTTATGATTGATGGCTTTATTAGTAAAGAAACTGTTGAAACTTTAAGGGAATATGGTTATACAGTAATGGAATCTGATACACGTTTTCAGGTGGTATGGTAAATGATAGGTGGAATATTATACGGACTTCTATGTGGATGGATTCTTACATTATTCAATGTAGATAATATCTGTATTGAAGTGTTGCAACCAATTATTCCATTTGTATTAACCACTGCACATTACTATTTTGTGTTTGGAGTTGTAGGGTTAATATACGGAATTATACATAATGATTAAATATTTAGGCTCTATACGTGTCATAGCGTATAGGGTTTTTCTTATGGAGAGTTAAGTGATTATACACTGCTCTCCTATTTTAGTGTAAAAATAGTGAAATTATAGTGAAAATTTTGGAGGTGATTGGAATTGGCAAAAAATATATATACAGATTTTAAAAAGAAGTTAGACAGAATTGAAAATCATATTGCAGAAGAAATTGCTCCGCAAGCAAATGAACTTCTAAAAGAATCTGTTAGATATTCATTGATAGATTGGTATAACGATTACACTCCACAGTCGTATGAAAGAACATATAACTTCATGAAAATTCTCGATTCTACAAGAATAATAGGTAAAGGAAATGTTCTTCATTTTTCAGTAGATTCAGGTGCAATGGATAATTATATCGGTTGGGCTGGGTATGGTTGGGGAAATACCTATGATGCACCAAGAGAAGATGGAAAATATTCTAATAAAAAAGGTAATCATCAGAAATTAAATGCCAGCCTTGCATTTGATTATATGTTTATGAATGGTGAACATGGTCATGGTCATTGGATGATGCATAGATCCATCCCTCCATATATGTATGTAGAGCGAGATATCGAAAGTGGATTTAATGGTCGTTTAGACAAAATTATAAATAAAAGAGTTGATGAAATTTTAAGAAAGTGAGGAAATTAAATGCCAGGAATGTATAAATATAGCATGGAGATTGAATCTAATGTCAAAAAGTTACTTTTGGACACAAAAGAACTCCAAGACAGAATGGATACTCTCGAAGGCAAAGAATATAAAATCAACTTAAATATTGATGAGAAAAAACTTGGAAATGTAATTTCCAATCTTGAAAAAATGCTTGACTCTCTTGGTAAGGGAACAGGTGATTTCAAACAGTTTGAGAATTTATCAAAGGAACTATCAAGTATTGTATCAGAAGTACAGAGTTTAAGTAAAGCTTTTGGTAAAGTAGATGATTCTGGTGCGAAGACATTACTCTCTTCTATCCAAAATATTGATAAATCACTTTCTGAACTGAGTCAGAATATTCTCAATGTTAATAAAAACATGAGTAATATGGGTGGCAATACGAGTGGTGCTGTCAAACAAGTGGAGAATATTAGTGATGCCTATCAAAACGCTGCAAAAGAAGCTGAGAAATTGGCTGATGCACAAAGTAAGATTGGACAGAAAACGAATATTTCATCCGTTTCCAATCCTGCTATTGAACAGCAAAATAAATTACAGGAAGAGTTAAAGGAAACTCAACAGCAAGCAGAAGAGACAAAATCTGCATTAAATGATTTATCAAATATAAAAGGTCTAAAACATTATACAGATGAAGTTTTTGATAAATTCGACAACAATATGTTTGGTTCTGGTATTGGAGAAAATAGACTTGGTAAAGCAGCCTATTTCTTCGATGAAAAGAATTCATCTGATTGGGAAGCAATTGGTGAGTATAGTAAATACCTAACCACATGGTCTGCTGAACAAGTTAAGATATTTGACCAAACTCTCGGTTTTACAGAGGAACAAATTAATCAAATTATTAAAGAATTCTATTCAGACGTTGATGAAGACATTCAAGAAGATTATAAATTTGATTTAAAAAATATTATGGACGAGGATCTATATGAATTTAAATCAAAATTTGGAATTGAATTACAAGATGTAATGAAATCTCTTGGATATGATGCTCTCAAAACTAATTCTGGTGAATATGCTTTTTATAATACAGATAAGCTTGTTAGAGAAGTTCAAGTATATGATCAAGAAGCCAATAAAATTATTGACATTAATAATAAAGTAAAAGAATCAATAAAAGAAACTTCTTCCGACCAAACGAAAGACGCATTTCCTGACAAAGATATTTCTGCTTCTGTAGATTCTGCTACTAATTCCATCAAAGAAGAGAATAATGTATTAGAACAGAATACTCAGAAAGTTAAGGAAAATACACAAGCCAAAGAACAGAATGTCAATGTAAATTTCAATAAATATGATAAACGCTTGGATTCTTATAATGGCAAGATTGATAAATACAAAACAACCATTGATAGATTCAACGATGGTGGTTGGACAAGTGATGAATATTTAAAGAATGTACAAGCTGTCAAGGACGCTGTTAAAGAGTATGAAACTCTGCTTAATGAATTAAAGGGTAAAGATGCTAGTTTGGTGACAAGTGATGATATCAACCTATTAGATAACTATGAAAAGAAAATCAAAGATACTATCGCTACTGTTACTAATATGTCGGCTGCTGAAAAGGGATATAACTTTGTTTCAGGTCAGAAAGAATTAGACAAGATTCACAAGCTTCTCAATGAAAATAGTAAGATGTCTTCTGAGGCAAAAGCTAAAATTAGAGCTTACTATACGGAAATTGAAAGTAGTAATCCTAGCATGAGTTTGGATAGAATTCATGGCGAGATTATGAAGATTTACAATGCTGAAGTTGAAGCTGGTCGTGCTGGCAGAAGTTTCTTTGATACATTAAAGAATAGTGGGTTTCATAAATTAGCTGCTCAGATGTCAGGTATGTTTGGATTTTATGATGTTATTAATATTGGGAAACAAGCGATTAGTACAATTGTAAGTCTTGACGATGCTTTACTTGACTTAAAGAAAACCACATCAATGTCTAGCACCGAATTAAATAATTTTTATTATAGTGCAAATGATGTAGCAAAGCAAATGGGTGTAACTACCAAATCTATCATTGAGCAAGCTTCTGCTTGGTCAAGACTTGGATATAGTTCAAATGAACAAGCTACAGAAATGGCGAAATTAAGTTCAAAATTTGCTTCTATATCTCCTGGTATGGATACAGATCAAGCCCAAGAAGGTATGGTCAGTATTATGAAGGCTTGGCAAATCAATCCTGAAGATGTTGAAAAAGAAATATTAGATCCTATAAATCAGCTTGGAAATAAATTTGCCGAGAGTAACAATGATATTGTAGAAGGTATGAAACGTTCAGCCGCAGCTCTTGCAGCAGTTGGTACTGATTACAAAGATGCTTATAGTTTATTTACAGGTGTTCAAGAGGTTCTTCAAAATAGTGAGGTGGCAGGTCGTGCTCTTCGTTCAATTTCAATGCGAATTCGAGGTTATGACGAAAATAGTGAGGATGGCTTTGAACAAACTGATGATGAACTTAAGAATATTACTGGTGATTTAATTGATCTTACCAAAACAGCACAACATGCGCAAGGTGTATCAATTTTTAAAGAAGGTTCTACAACTGAATTTAAAAGCCTTGTAGATTATTTTGGAGAAATTCATGATATTTGGGATGAGATGTCTCAGAAACAGCAAAATGACTTCCTTCAGAAAGCGTTTGGTAAGACGCAGGCACAAGCAGGTGCAGCACTTATCCAAAACTATGACGCAGTTAAAGAGGCACTTGCTGAAATTGATAAAAGCGCAGGCAGTGCAGACAAAGAGATGTCAACTGTAGAGCAGACACTTTCATATAAAATTAATGCTCTTAAAGAAACTTGGGTTGGCTGTGCTCAACAAATACTTGATCGTGGAGATTTAGGTATTGCAATAAGTGGTCTTAATGGCGTGTCAAAAGTTATTACTGGATTAATTGATAATGTAGGATTACTTAAGACAGCAGCTATGGGAGTCGCAGCAGCATTATCTTTTAAAAATGTCGGCATTGATACGTTAGTGGCGTATTAATCAAATCATTGTTATTGTTTTGAACGTACCGACATCATAGGGTTTCTAACGGATACGTTAGTTTGGACTATGGTAAGTATGCTATACATACGATAAACGAAGACGCAATATGCGAGGAAGGCTGTAAAACTCATGGTACTACTCTATTATAAGGAAACTAAATAGACATAGTAAAAATTCATGAATTCAGTTGGTTCGCAGGGATAGACCTTTAAAATGGTAAGCCCTCAGAGAGTGACAACCGTTGGTGGTAGTTATATGAAACGATGCTACTATAATATGCATTCCGTACTCATGGCACGACATGTTAAATGATGTGAACTTATCTCATATCTCGTGTAAATCAGTTTGACCTCTCAGTTCCTAGAGGTAGATAAGATGGAACGGTTTGTATGTTTACATAAACATATCTCATTATTTTCTTGATAAAGTAATGAGCATAATGGAAAGGTTAATAATGGTTATCTTTTAATTGAATAAAAAGATATATGAAAAAATTGAAATACTTGTTACCTACTATGGGTTTATTGAAATTATTTTCAAAGTTATCAATTTTTGCTACATAACATTAAAATAAATCTCGATTTCTTTCGAGGTAAAAACAGAGAATAATAAAATAGAGAGCAGATTACTCTACTCTCTTATATATGAAAATGATATAATATTCCCTCACTAGACTCACTACATTAATTTGAGAACAATAACAAGAATTGTGACCGCAATCACAAATCTGCTAGTACCATTAAACATAATAGTAAACTTCATAAAATCCCTCCTAACATATATACATACATAAGGAGAAGTAAAGCTTTGCTCTCAAGCCTCAGTAAAGACAGCCGTGTAGATATTGTCTAGCTCCCATTTTGCACTGTTTTCAGTGCATCCACCTCAATGAATATTATATCATGAGTAAAGTTTCTGTAAAGTCTAAACATTTGTTTTACTTTATGGAGAATAATAAAATAGAGGACAGTCGTGAGATATGCCCTCAATTAAGGAATAAAAGGAAATAAATGACAAATACAGAAATAGAATTATTTATGAAAGATTTTTCTAGTCTTGGTGAACATTTGTGATAAAGACTTGGTTTGGGAATCCGTATAGTCTTTACATTTATTAACAGTATAACACTTTCCAATTGTATCAACTATGACACAAAGGAAATGGCAACCGTATACTAAAAGTCCACCACTTACAAGTATTTTAAATACTTCCAATTCTACCTCCCTTCTTTATAGTATTTCTTAAAAGTTGGGAAAATTGTATTGCCCAGAATGGGCTGAATATTTATTTCCAATAGTTTGTGTCAAACTATAAATTGACACTCCCACATGGTAACTAAAGAAAAGTACCAAGCACTTGCCGTGACGATGGACTGCAATGTGGTTATACAGTCGTAGTATGCTTGGTGCTATTATACCATGTAGTATTTTTGATTAATAGATAGAACATTTTGTCGATTTTTGGAACACAAAAATAGAATATTTTGTGAAATTGAGTTCACATCTATTTACAAAATTTAGTATCTGTGTTATCTTCAAAATAGTAAAAATTTTCAATTTTTGAAGGAGGTAACACGATGAAAAATTCTAGTAAAGAAAGAACTTTACAGTGGATAAATACTCAGAATAAAAAGGGTAATATATCCTTTGAACATCGCTTACAGCGTCCAACTGGGCAGTGGAATACTCGCATGAAAAGTCTTTTGATCCATAGTTTATTAAATGGTATTCCAGTTAATCCAATCTATGTTGTAGAGGAAGAAAATGTAATCTATCCGTTAGATGGCTCTCAGAGAACATCAACTTGTATTGATTATATTAATGATGTATTTTCATTAAGCAAAGATACTCCAAATATATCTATTGCTGTAAAAGAAAATGGAGAACAAACAATTAAGGAATATGAAATTGCAGGAAAGAAATTTAAAAAGCTTGATAACGAGGTGAAAGAAACCCTTCTTGCTTGTACCTTAGAATTCTGCACACTGTCTGATTATACAGATGAGGAAGTAAAAATCATGTTCGCTCGTCAGAATTCAGGAAAACCTTTGAATGGTAAATTGCTTCGTGTGGTTCATGAATCAGATGAGTTCAGCGAAATGGTCTACTCTCTCGCTAATCATCCATTTATGGATAAAATCATGTCAAAGACACAGCGTAAGAATGGAACAGACAGAGATACAATTATTCAAGCTATGATGCTTATTTCTTCTAATCAAGAACAGGAATTTACATCTTTTAGAACAAAAGATATTGATACCTATGTAACTGATTATGCAGACCAGTATTTTGATAGAGCTGATACATTAAAAGAAGCTATGGATAGATTTAATGAAGCATTTGATGGTGAAATAAAAATTCCATCTACAAGTATTCCACAAATTTTATATAGTGGTTATAGAATCGTTAAAGATAAAAAATCATTCTCTCGTCTTGCAGAAAAGGTGTCTGAATTTATTACAACTTACGATTCTAATGAGGAATATAAACAGTATGTTCAGAGTGGTACAGGTAGCAAAGAAAATGTCAAAGGACGTTTTGATTATTGGCGTGGAATTGTAAAGACATTGCAGTAAAAAAAGATAAAGAGTAGTCGGTGGCTACTCTTCTTTCATGTTCGTTTATAAACATACGTTCTGAATAGTATTATGCAATATCTTGTCGTATAATATTTGGTATAAATTATCAAAAATATACGAGAGGAGAATTAGAAATGGTAAAATATGTTTATTGTGGATTATATGATATTGATCTTCATGGCGAAACATATGCAGAATTTGATGGTGAACATCCAACGATGATAGTTCAAACTAAAAAAGAACCTAAAATGTACATTGTAATACCATTTACTTCATACGAACCGAACAGGTGGAAGAAGTTAAAGAAAAAGATGTGTTGTAGAGTTGAATCAACTAATTCTATTGCAAGAATTGATAGGATTAAAATTATTAACGATTCAGATATTACCAAAAGATGGATTGATATTGAAAAGAAAAGTTTACTTGTACCGAGCAAAGAAGATGTTGAAAAAGTGTTAAAGAAGTCTTTGGCATATATAGAAGCGTCCTTTAATCAATCCTATTCATTTTATTTAGATTATTTAAAAGAGCGTGAAGTTTTGGAAGATAATATTAAAAAGACATTTATAGATTTTGATTTTAATAATTCTATATTTACGTTTGATTTTACAGAAGATAATGTTACAAAAATATCTTTTCCAATGGGTTATGTAAAATCTATGGCAATGATAGATATACAAGATTTCTTTAATAATATATTTAATAGAAGGAAATTCACTGTTAAAATTATAGATTCCAAAAAACTAATTGTTGTTTCTGTTAAAAATAGTGATAAAAAAATGTTGACAATCAAAGAGAAGTATGATAGTATAATTTCAACAGAAGGGTAGCTTTACTATATGGGTATAAATCCAACTGTTATTTTTGTATACCACAGCATTGAGAGCATTCTTTATGATGTAAGGCTAAGTGCATTTGATGTATAATTTTTATTTGATTTACATATAGTATAATAGCGTAAAGGGTATCGAAAGTGTAAATCCAAACGCATTGAGATTAAAAAGCATCTGCTAACGCAGGTGCTTTTTATATTATAATAAACAACAATAAAGAGCAAATGTATTCACACTTGCTCTGCTCTTCTATCCTAATTCATCTTGGCATAGTCGGAACATATATTTAGACGGTTCTCTTTTTCAATACAAATAAAAGAGTAGCAATTTCTTACTACTCTTCTATTCCATTTAATTTTACTGGTTCTGATTTAGTTATATTATCTTTTGATTTTTATTTGTTGGCATAGTATATTTCTCCTATTCTTCTTTCTCAAGTTCCTCTTCCATCTTGTCAAAATCTAATCCATATCTCTTTTCAAGTTCGTTAAGTATATTATATATTCCTTTACCGATGAATAAATGATTAGATCCGAATACATATTTCATAGTATGAACTTCCGATGGAGAAATAGATGTAATTGAACCACGATATGTTCTCATATTTTCATTTTGATATACTTTTACAGGATATCTATATCCAAGACCTTCGATTCCTGTATAACCATCATATGAATTTGGATTATAGCACTCTCTTCCGACTTCGTATTCAAGTTTGGCTATTAGCGATGCAATGTTCTGTGTATTTTTCATAGTGAAACACCTACCTTTCTGGTTTAGTATAAATAAAATAAAAGAGTAATGACAAACATTACCCTTCTATCTTAATTTTAAATATAAAATTAGATTTTAAAATTCATACCACAATCAATACACTGCATTCTTATACTTGGTTCAGTGTAATTAGATTGGGATAACCAATTGTCCTTGATAAATTCATCTTTTGATTTATTGTGCGGTTTAGTATCATCTGGAATATATGGTGGGACTTCTATTTCCCTGATATTTTCACTTTTACATCTAGGACAATACATTTGCATCAACCTCCTTTATAAAAAATAAAAACGTTTTATTTGTTAGTACCATTGTACTACTACATTTATATAAAGGATAGTCTAAACGTATGTTTTGTGAAAGATTAACAAATTCTACCAAGTGCTATCACAATCATTGCATTTGTGTGTTTTGCCTATTTTACTACTTGCAAAACCGAACATACCGACTGATACTGCCCTATTTACTGTACCGATTTTTGTGACATTTGATGAATTACAGTATGGACAATGGATATTATGTTCCGCTAAATACTTTTGTTGGTATTCGTTTATTTTGGATTCTTCTGATTTTCTTATTCTTTTTTGTAATATTTCTTTTTGTTCTTTACATGTTTTTTGGAAGTATTCTTTTTGTTTTTGAACCATAATTGGATCGAGTTTATGTCCAATAATCTCTTCTATATATTTATTCCTGGATTCACCTCCTAAATTAATAATTTTTCTTCCAATTAAAAACGACACCGTTTCTAATTTTTCAGTACAAATAGGACAATTATTATTTTTATCATCTAAAAATATAGCACCGCAATTTTTACATATTTTTTTTATTCTCATAATATATCTCCTTTTTAAATTATATTACCATAAATGAAATAAATTATAAAGTGTTCAAACAACTTTATTAAATAATAGTATGATATTCAAAACATTTAACAGTGATATTGATTCTTCAATTTATAAAATTGGGATATTTGGTAAATCTTTTGGAGAAGTTATAGATAGAATAAATGATCGAAAAGCGGATATAGACGGTCTTGCTTTAACAAAAGGAATAGACAAAAAAAAAGAAGCAAAGAAACAAGTAGGAAGTATTTGGTCTTATCTTGGCAAGGATGAACACAAAGATGCACTAACTGGCGAATTCACAGCTTTTAAAGAATTGATGGACGAAACAGGACTTGGTGCAGACGAACTTGCCAAACAAGTAGGTGGAGTAAGTAAATCTGTATTAGATTATGCAAAATCTGATGATGTTGCAAAACTATCTACTGAAGGATTTAAAGCTTCTATTGGTAACTTATCTATTGGTGCTAAAGCAGGTCAAGTAGCTCTCAAAGGTCTTGCTCTTGCAGGAAATATGGTTGTCGGGATTTTAGCAGGATTCGTAATATCTAAAGCTATTGAAGGATTGGATAATCTAGTTCATGCAGCAGATAATGCTAAAGAATCTGCCGAAAGTTTTTCAAGTTCGTTCAGTTCAATGAACGACGAATTTAGTTCTAATGATGATAAATTATCTGATTTACAAAAGAAATATGATGAATTATCCAAGGGTGTAAATTCATTAGGAGAAAATGTCAGTCTTACAACCGATCAATATGATGAATACAAACAGGTTGTATCTGAAATTTCAGACATGATGCCAAATCTTCTTGCTCGATATGATGATGAGGGTAAAAAAATCGGTTTTGTTCAAGGTAAACTCAGTAATTTAAACGCTGAATATGATAAATACAAAAAGAACAAAGCAATGGCTCTTGTTAATGGAGAGAATGATAACGGAGATTCTATTAATGACGTATTCAAAAATTATCAGTATCAAACTGCACATATAGATGCAAATGGTAACGCTGTTGGAAAAAGAAAACTTATTGGTAGTAGTAATTATGAGAAAATAGGTCAATTACAAGCCGAAATTAATAGTGGTTATGATGGTGTTTTTGGTCAAAATAAACTCACTAATGCAGATATTGAAAAGAAAACTGCATTAATCCAAAAATATCAATCAGAAATTGATGCAAGCGTGTCTGCTATTCAAGATGCGTTGTCTGCTATTGCTCAATCTGGTAATGAGTATTATAAGTTATCTGATCAAGAGCAGCAATTCCTTGATACATATATAAATAGTCTGTCACAAAATTTTATAGACGAGAATAATCTCACTAACGAAACAAATGCTAGAACATTTATAAATAATCTTATTAATGATATCGAGTCTGGCAAGCCAGAAATAATGAAAGCTTATAATGATTTGTTCTCATTTAATATTGATGATACAGATCTTAGTCCAGAGGAAGTCCAAAAAAAGGTCAATGAATTAATTCAACAGCTTGCAAAAGCTTTAGGTGAAGATAATTGGCAAGATTTAAAGATAAGATTAGGATTTGAATTTGTAGATGATAATGTAAAAAATTATAAAAATACAATCAAGCGTTTCAAAGATTCTGACAAGATTAAAGACTTCTTCAACAAAGAAGGTATCAATACTCAGAAAGAAATTGATGCATTTAATGATGTTACTAAAGGTATTAATGATGCAGATAAAGCCATTCAAGCATATAAACAAAGCGTACAACAAGCTCAAGCTGATACAGAAGAATTAGGCAATACTTTAGCGGATATAAATAAGACCAAATCAGGAATTGGTGGATTATTTGATAAATATGAACAGAATGAAGGATATCTTACACAAGATGAAGTAGCTTCAGTACTTGAAACTAATCCAGAATATATTCAGTATCTTGTTAAAGTTGGTGATCAGTATAAGCTTAATGAACAGGCTCTTAATGATTGGAACGAAGCGAATAAAGAACAAGAACAAGAAATCAATAATCAGATGGGTGGAAATGATTATCTTGGTAATTATTCTTCATTACTTGATAGTATTCAAGATAATGCTTCACATCCAAATGGCGGTGTTGGAAATACAAATATTGGTTCTCAGTTAGATGATTTGATTAATAAAAATAAAGAATGGAATACATCTTTACAAAATGGCGAAATCACAACTGCACAATATTTTCAAAATATGTCTAATGCTATCACTGATAGTGGGCTTGAAGACGCTCTCCATTCTCTTAATGGTACATTTGATGATTCGACAGATTATATAGAAGAAACAGTTAGTGTATTAACTACTCAGCTATCAGACGGATTAACACAGTCTACCAAACGCTTTGAAGAAGGACAAACAAGCGTTCAGGATTATATTAAAGAAATAAATGCTGGTTCAGATGCAGAGAAAAAGTTATTAGCTTCTACCTATAATTTAGATATCAGTCAAGAAACAGGAAAAGCTAGTTTAGATGGACTATCTGACTCTGCTCTTGAAGCTGCTCAAAGTTATAATTCATTAGTTGATTCTCAAAATGCTTTGGCAAGTACATCTGGTTTTGTAGATGTATTGTCTCAAAATGCAGATTTTTTGTCACAGTATACAGATGAAGCAGGAAATCTCATGGACAGTATATTTGATGATAGTCGTTTCAATGATTATATATCAAATATGAGTAATTCGATTGTAGATTTTGCAAATCAGAATGCAGATACTATGGATCAAACAGCAAGTTGGTTAGCGGACACGGCTGGCATGAGTGTTGAGCAAGCTTCCTCAATAATTGCCCAAGGTGGAGATGCAGTTCAAGGAGCAGTGGGTAATTCTTTGAGTGGCGTTCAAAGTATGACAAGTTATGCCATGAGTCAAGTTGGTTCAGCAACTTCAAATGCAGCAAGTGCTGTTGGCAATGTATTAACCAGTTTAGGTAATATGATAAGTAATTTTAGTTATAAAATTACCGCCAAACCTTTTATGCAAGGAAAATCTAAAATGGCTTGGGATCCAAAAAAAGGACTTGATGTATCTTTGCCTACGTTTGGCTTTGATATAAGTGGTTCAGGAGGAAAAAGTGTTAGTGCTTTTGCAACAAGCATAAAAAATGCTGGTTCTGCTATTAGTAAATACGGTGCTTCTCAGAGTGCTTCTGCTGCTTTTAATAATATTAATAGTTATAAACCGAAGAACACATTATCTGCAAACAAACCTTCTTCATATCGTCCAACTTATAAGCCAAAATCTTCTGGCAAATCTGGTTCTGGTGGTTCAGGTGGCTCAGGTGGTAAAAATTCTGGTGGCGATGCCGAAAAGCAGAACGAAGAATATCTTGATAAATTCATGGCTTATCAGAAAGCTCTTCTCGAAGCAGGTAAGATAACATATCAGCAGTATTCACAGTATGTTTCTGATGAACTTGAAAGAATGTATAAGAATGGTAAAATTTCTGCTAGTAAATACTATTCTGCTGTCAAGGACATGATTGATGAGCAAAAATCTATCTATGATGCTGCACTTAAAGGTGTTACAAAACTTCTCGATGACGAAATTGATAAATGGAAAGATAAGATTGATGTTATTGAGAAGAATAATGATAAACTTAACGAACAGAAAGATAAATACGACTCTATCTTATCAGCAATTCAAAAAGTATATGATGATGAAATCAAAAAAGCTAATAAGAAAAAAGATTCTATTCAGGATGTCATTGACGCTATGTCTGATGAAAATGATGAATATGAACGTCAGAAAAAGTTACAAGAAGCTATTTACAATCTGAATAAAGCAAATTCTCAAAAGACAAAATATCTTTTAAAGGATGGTCAATTTGTATATAGTACAGACAATTCTGCTATTCGTGATGCTCAAGATTCATTACATGATGCAAAATATGATGTAGATGTTGCTAATTTAAAGAAACAACAAGACGATATTGATAATTATATTGATACTCTTAATGAGTTTAAAGATAAGTGGAATGAAATATCCGATGCTTTTTCAGAAGCACAAGATACTATGAATCTTAAGCAATACTTAGGATCAGAATATCAACGTATAATTCTTTCAAACAATCTGGCAGATATTGAAAATTTCAAAAATCAATATGTTGCTATTGAATCACAAATTAATAGTAATGAACAACTAAAAACAAGCTATGAAGAAAAAGTTGATTATTATAATAATTTAAAACAGCAATGGGAAGATTGTACTTCTAAATACGACGACGAAAAGAATAAGCTCTATGCTTCACAAATTCTTGGTGCAAATTGGGAAGCTGAAGTACTAAGCGGTAGACAACAGACACTTGCTAATTTCACATCAGAATATGAGAGACTTTGTCAGAGACAAGCCGATGCTACTGTAAATGCCTACAATACTGAAGTACAAGCTGCAAAAAATGCTGCGGCTGGTATTGCTTCTGTTTCTTCAAGTGTTGCAAGTTCTGGTGGAGGTAGTAGCTCAGGTGGTAGCTCAGGTGGTAGTAGTTCATCAACACACAAAGTGACTTATGATAAAAATAATAACCCGAATAAACCTGCGCTGAAGTCTAATGATTATTGGACTTATGAAAAGCTAAGTAAAAAAGGTTATTTCACAAGCGGTCAGGCATCAAGCCATATTAGTGATTATGCTTCCAAGGGTGCAAATGGTTTTACGCAAATTGGCAACAAGTATTTTATTGTTAAATGGATTGCAAATGCTGGTTCTCCAGCTAATGCTTCAAAAGCAAAAAACAAGCTCGAAAAAGACAATCCTAAGAAAAAAGGTAAATATGGTTATGCTAAACGTTATCATAAAGGTCTTGAGCTTGGTAAGATAGAGGCGCTTCCAAAAGATAAAGCCTTTGATTTAGTACAGGATATAGGTACTAATGGACTCGAAGCCGATGAAGTGCCAATTATTGCAAAAAAAGGTGAAGCTGTTCTTACTGAGGAACAGATTGAAAATCTTGCTAAGACATTGCATTTAGTTCCAGTTCAGAATGAAATTATGGAGAAAATG